ATGTTCTACAATCATAAATAGTTCTGCTTCTCCAGCTGATTGACCTAACTCACCTCTTGGATATTTAATTCTGAACTCTGTGTTTTGTTCTAAATCTTTTTGCATTAACTCTATTTGAGTTGAGTGACTATTGAGCGTTTCGTGCAGGCCAAAATATGCCCATGTCCCGATGGCAACCATCGCGATCAAACTGGCAACCGTCTTCATAGGCATCTGTACAGCTGCGGACTCAGAAATTTTTAATGCCATAAATTATACCCAAAATTTAGAAATGATACTGTCCCAAATTTTTTTTAGTTTGTCTTTTATTTTTTTTAACATTTCCATCTCCTTCTTGCTTGTCTTAATCTTGAATTAGGATCCTTAGCAGCTTTAGGGAATTTTTTCATTTGACCTGCACTTCTTGCACAGAATGATTTACGCCTTTTAGCAGCTTTAGATCCAGGCTTAACCTTACCTGTAACAGCAGTTTTTAGTTTTGATCCAGGGTTTTCTTTTCTGTATCTAGCTACTCCAGCTGCTGTCATACCGGCACCACTTTTTGTAGACCGATAATATTTTTTTGTACGAGGAGGTTGAACATCACCTCCACGTTTTAATTTTAAAAGTTCTGCGGTATACAGATCCATTTAACTCCTAACCATCAAAATAAATAGTAACAGAATTACAATTTACTTCTGAAAATTCAACAAAAGCACCATCTTTGTACAATATTCCGTCTTGTGGAATGTTTACTGTGCTTATATCTCCTTCAGTTGCTTGTGTTCTCAAAGTTAATAAGGATGAGCCCGAGATACTTCCGTCTCTTACCTCTACACTACCTATTGCTCCGCCAGACGCTACGTTCGCTTGTCTAACTCTAGTTCTGCCATCAAAGACTGAACCGAAAACATCAGCTGTCATACCTAATGAAACGTTAGCTGCAGGTTGTGCACTAACTGTTGCTGAAGTTATTGTTAAAAAAGCTATAGTTGTTCCAGAAGTAGTAGTTGCTGAACCAGGTAAATTTATTACCTCAGTTGCGGCAGCCCCACTTTGATCTGTTCCAACAATTGTAACTGTCTTACTTCCGTCAGATGATCCAGACGTTGTCGCTGTAATTTTTCTTGCAGTGTTTGTACCGAAAGAAGTTTTAGCAAGCGTAAATGTCGTCGTCGGCTGAGCGGCGGCAGCAACAAATGTAGCGGTAGCTGCATTAGCATCGATAAATGTTTTGGACTTTACATCACCTATATACATATTTTTTTTATCTCCTATTCTTAAGAAGCTCCCGAAGGAGCTCCTAATTTTTATTTATTAAAACTGTTGTATGTTTATAATAAATCTCATGTTACCACTTGCTGATGCATTTACTGTATTAGTAATTTGCAAGAAAATGCTTCTTGAAGTCGTTGCTGTGTTTACAGCTGGAGAAACAGTTTTAGTTGATGTACCTGTTGTATTGATCAACGTCAAATTGTAACCAGCTCCCTCAGGAACAGTTGTTCCTCCATCAAGAATTGAATTTGCTCCAGCAGCCACTAATTGTGCTCCGCCAGTTGCAGTTCCAACTTTGAAACCAATATCACCAGCACCTGTTAAAGTTGGTGCAGATGTGCAAACAATATCGATAGAAGTGATGATGGAAGAAGCTGGTTGAGTAAACTCAACTTCAGTTGTTCCAGCAGTTGCCGCTACGATTACGTCAGCAGTTCCTTGAGCTACAAGTTTAGTTCCAGTGTACTCACCTGATGAGTTAATTGCGAACACATTTGTGAAAGCTCCAGTTGTTTGATTTTTTGTTGCTCCAATGAAACCGTTTTCGGATCTCACCGGACCGTTAAATGTAGTATTTGCCATAATTATATCCTCCTAGTTTTGCGGATACTGTCTCTAGGCCGTCGACTATACGCGTCAGCATCCTTTTTTTTAATTGTATAGTATTTAGATTATACATAAAAAAAGGGCGGCCATAAAGACCGCCCTTAAATATTAACTTTTATTAACTACGATTACGCAGCACCTGGAGATCCGAAGATTCCTCTAGGGTCAGAAAAGCCGAAGCTGTATCTTTCTCTAGCTTTGAATCTTACGTTACCAGTATCGAAATCACCTTCAATAGCTGTTTTGATAGGACTTCTTACGAAGTGCTTCATGCCATTAGGTGCATCAGTCATGATGAAGAAAGCGTCAGTATCATTTAAGAAATGATTTACTCTGTAACCTTCTGGCACCATGCCCATGTTCATCACTGCGTTAATGTCGTTGTCAGCTGTTCCGACTCTTTGAGGTGATCTTAGAATTCTCTCAGCAGTAAATTGTAATTCTTTTGGAATTATCATTTTTCTACCTTGAAGTGCAATTTTAAGGCCTCTTTCGTCTACGAAAGCTGCAATGTCGATTAATGATTGCTCAAGTGATGTTTCGTTTAAGTCTGCAGCAACTGACAATTCATTTCTGAAAGTACCACCATTTGATAATGGGTGCACATCAGATAATAAAGATACTCCGTCTCCACCATTTGCCACAGTGAAACCGTCATTAAGAACAGTAGCAGCTTTGATCTGTTTTGTGTGTGCCATAGATCTTGCTAAAGCTCTTGTGTATCTGCCAGCTAATCTGTCATACAAGTTATCTTCGATTGCTTCCTCTGTGATAGCAAACGCGAGAGCTACTGTCTCGTGTGAGTATCTAGCAGTGAACGCTTCCGTTGCTTGGTCAAAAGTCACCATAGCACCTTCAGCTTTAGTGGATGCTCCACCAAAACCAGAAAGCATTACTTCTTCTTCGAAAGCTCTGTCAGATGTCTCTGTATTAAAGATTTCTGCATGCTCGTTGTCGTATCTATTGTACTCCAGGCCAAATAGAGCATTCAAACCTGGTTCTAGTTCTTTAACTAGTTGTGATCGTGATATCGCCATAGTTCTATCCTCCTATTATAGCCCAGCAGTCTCAACGTAGAAATGATTATTGATTTTCACCAATACATCTACGTTAGCACTTCCAGCTTCGTCGTTGTCTGGATCTTGGGAAATATCAATTGCTTTAAGCATGAAAGTTCCGCCTGTTCCAGATACTGAAAAGTCTAGTTGTACTTTTGAGATACCAGTTGTTGTATTCCCAGTCACGTTAGTCACTGAGAAGTTTTTAAAGATATCTGCTACTGCAAAAGCACCGTCACAATCAATTTTGTAAACTACCTGTGGATCGTCAATTACGTTAGCGACTATGTCACTAGCAACAATTGATCCAGGGTAGTAGTTTTTGAATGTCGGCTTCTGAGTAGTAGGATCTGTGTAAAACACTCCATTAAATACTCCTACAACAGCATCAGAAGTGTTAGCAGTATGTCTAGTAATTGTACCGTCAGCTTGAGGTACTACTAAATCACCTTGGAACATTGCTGTACCATGGTTGCTTGCAATTCTATATCTGTTTTGAGCATTAATAAATGGAGAGCCATCAATTTTACGAACTGGTCTTAGTCCGTATTTTTCAGATGTGTTTGCCATGTTATTTACTCCTCATTATTTATTTTACAAATATAGATGGAGACTATTACAAATAAATTATTGTTTTCGTCCACCACCAAATGTTACCCTAGTTTGTCTATCGATGTTAATAGGCATTCCAGGCTGTTGTTCCTTCATGAGGTCATTATCAACTGCGGACATTTGGCTTTGAGATACTTTTTTAAAGTATTCAGCGCGTTGTTTCGCAACCTCTTCCGGTATCCTTGCCAACACAAGGCCTTGAGTTCCGACTAACCCACTGTACTCACCTTTAGCAATTACAGGGAAAGAATTTTTACCTATCTCTTTCATAAGAGTTTCGGCTCTAACAAATTCCCATCCTTCTCTCATTTTCTTCGATACATTTGATGTATCTTGAAAACCCATGCTTTCGACTCTGATCCATCTCTGGACATAGCCTTTAGGTGGTTTGGGTGCATCCAAACTCGATGGTGGCATCCAAGTCTTAGGAGCTTCTTTTGAAACTCTTGACTCGTCGCCGCGTGAAGTCCTTTTATCTTTTTCGCTCATATTATTTATCCTCCTTCACGTATTTAGCGTATTCATCTAGTGGCACGTTTAATTTTTTAGCAATAGCCACCTGTGAGGCCGTGAGTCTCACAGTTCTGCGTCCCTCTTGTTTGCGACCAGCCGAAGCAACGGTTTGGACGGGTTTCCTTTGCTCTTTTACCGGCTCATCTTCTGATTCAAACTTACTAGGAAAGTAACTTTTTAACCTAGTGTTTACCTCATTATAATACTGGTCACTGTCTGGTTCAATACCCTCAGTAACAACATTATGATGAATAGTAGTAGCTGCATCAGTCATAACTTTATCATCACCAAACCATGGATTTTCCTCTGCCCACTTTTTTGCTTTAGGACTTAATTGTGGTGCAGTGTTTGGCGCTGCAGATTGAATAGCATCTTCTTGTTTATCCTGCGATTTTTCTTCTTCTTTAAGCTTTTCTCTGTTCGCAAGTTCCAGTCTAGCTTTTTCTTTCTCAACTGCTAACTGAGTTAATTTATCATTAGCTTCAGTCATAGAATCGATATCCTGTTTCTCCATTGCAGTTTTTAACGCAGCCTTAACTTGCGTTCTTTGTGCATCTACTTTGGCATCGATTTCCTTGAGATAGGCTTCTGTAGTTTGATCAAACTGTTTTTTGGATACATCAAATTTTTTCTGTAATCCTTTAGCGTAATCAAGCGCAGCTTTTTCTCTTCGTTGAGATTCTCTCATCTTACCAGTCAATTGATTTATTCTAGACTGATAATCGTCTTTTTTCTTTTTTAGATTAACAGGTTTTTTTTCTTCTTTGGGTGCCTGTTCTTCTGTCTTAACTTCCTCCACTACAACTTTGGATTTTTCTTCTTGTTTTGATTCATGGTCTGTATAACCTAAATCAACTTCTCCAACATTTAGTTTTGGCTCCTCTTTTGTTTCTTCTTGTTTTACCTCTACGTCTTTTTCTTTAGCGTCTGATAGATCTAGTTCAACCTCTTTTTCTTTTTTGGGTTCTAGTTCCTCAACGTTTATTTTTTGTTCTGCCATTTATCCTCCTAAAATAAATGGAGGATATCTTCTGGTTTATTGATTGTTCCTATAATCTCATCGTCGTTCAATATTCTATGCTCACCAAATTTCGTTTGAAATCTTGAACCAGAATATCTTCCATAAACAACAAACTGACCTTTCTTACACCAAGGTCCACTAGGAAATTTTTCTTTGTCTTGAAAACAAAGATCTCCCATTTTAACCACTAAGCCTACAACTGTTGTCATTTGAATTGTTTCTCTAGTTGTGTCAGCTAAATGTAGTCCGCCCTTAGTTTTAGCAGATGGTTGATATGGACGAACGAGCAACCGATAGCCAACTGGCTCCGGTATAACTGCAAGGTATTTTTTTATACCTTCGGGATCTGTGGGAATTTTGTCTTGTCCAGTGTCACCTGTTTGATTAGTTATAATCTTAGGTTCCTTTGGTTTGATCAATTGTACCATCATTGTCCTCCTTTTGCAGGTCGTCATTTACGTCCTGAAGCAGTGCTTCATAAGCACTGAGTTGACCCCTAGCATACTGCAATTTTTCTATGTTGTCTACACCATAACAAATATGGTCCTTTACATCTGAAATTTTTTTATTCAAATGTTTTTTCAACGCTAGTGCAGAATAGGGATCTAACATTATTTTTTGCCGTTTCTAAATATCTGTGTACCTTTAATACCAAATATACTAGCAACAACAAGAATCCATAAATTTGTAAACCAACTAGGTAAAGATTGAAAATATTCAAAAAATAATTTTACTTTTTCCATTGCCTCGGGATCGTCGGACATGACTGCCCACATGAGCACCACGATGGGCGCCGAAATAATGACAAGAACAAATTCGTCCTTGTAGTCGTTTTGACGAGCCTCAAGCAATTTACCCTGGTAAGCCTCCTCACCTCGGGCCATTTTTTCGGCATGCATGAGTTGTGCATCCGACATTGCCATTTTTGTTTTTTGTCTATTTGCGTATATCTTACTTCCAGCTTGTAACGCTATTTTAGCTAAACTAAACCATGCCATTTTTATTCTCCCTAAAATTATTTAATTCTTTATTTTTTTCATTAGCATCAACAATTTTTTGCAAAAGTTTATCTGCTTCTTCTAAATTTTGTGGATGTTCTCCTATACCCACAGATCTTTCTAGATAAATTTTTAAAGTTGCTTCTGCTTGCGCAATGTCAGCCTCGTACTTTTTTGATAAAGCTTCGATGATGACATCTTTTAATTTCATTTTGTACCTTTAAATCCAAAGCCTCGTACGGCCTTTCCAATACCCTTTATACCATCTGGTCTGTGAGGGCAAGTCATATTTCCGCCCCCTTTCATTTTAACTGGCATTTGACTGTTGGGTCCTTTTTCGGGAGGAGGCCCGCTAGGTACTCCCCCCGACTTATAAGCCCGGAAAGGAAAAAATGATTGGGCATTAAAAGTCTGTTTTTGTGGTTGTATAGGTTTTGCTTTTGGAATCAAGGGTTTTTTTATTGGCTGGTCACTATCGCCACCACCAGTGTCTGTTTGTGGTGGTTTGTAGGGTCTATACATATTTTTTGTAGTTAACATTTCTCCACCTAGTGGATCTATTTTTCTTGCTTCTTTAGTTGCCTTTTGTTGTTTAGTTGATTTTTGTAAAGCTCCTAAAGTTGTAGTAACAGCAGTCACAGGAAAATCTAAAATTTTGCTAACTCCTGCACCAATGGCTTTAGTAACGGTGCCTCTAGAAGGTCCTGTAGTTTTAGTTTCAGAACCAGATCCAGCACCGCCTGTAGCTTTTATATTAGCTGCAACATTTGCTGATTCAGAGCCTAAATCGCCTGTATCGGTTTGTTGATAACTAGCTGATGGAGTTGTGCCGTATGCTTCTCCTTCATAGTCAAAGCTACCACCTCTTTTTAATTTTATACCACCACCTTTTTTTACTTTTTCTACTTTATCAATTACACCTTTGTTTTTAGATGCATAGAAAACTTCAATACCTTTTTCTTTACCGTATTGTTTCTTCATTGATTTTAAAATTTCTTTACCTTTTTTGTTTAGCGGCATTTTTATCCTTTTGTACTTGTAACTTTTCACGTGCAACCTTAATTCTTTCTTCAGATTGCTCTTCTTGATTTTCTAATTTAATTTTTTGTATTTCTAAATTCTCTTCTATTTGATTTTCTTTTAAATCAAAGTTCATCATAGACTCATTTGCTTTTCTTTGTAGGTCCATAGCTCTTAAATCTATTTCAGCTTGCTTTAATCTTACTAACGGATCTTGATTCATAGCACCTTCTTGTTGTGCTAACTCAGTTGTAAGCGTAGATATTCTTGCAGCTACCATGGCATCGATTTGAACTTGTGCTGCTTGCGGATCATTCTGTAACATTTCCTGCATATTAGGATCTTCACTTATCATTGCACCTACTTCACCTTGAGCTAAAAGACTTACGTGCTCAGATATATGTCCTTGTAACAAAGCATAGACCATTGGGTTTATCTGAACCATTCTTGTAGCCATAAATGCTCTATGAGAATTAATATGAGCCTTGTGATCTTGTTGTGGAAAGGCTTTTGGTATTTTCATCTGTAACGCTTCAGCATTTTCGATAGCTGGATCCTTTGGTATAAGAATATCTTCTGGTTTTAGTAAAGCATCGATGTCTTTTGTACCCAATGCTTCGTAAACTCTACGATATGCTTCTCGAATGTTGTGCATTTGTGGATTTGATAGTGCAATTTTTAAATTTTCGTTAGCAATCGTTACTCTTTGTGCCATAGAAAAGATATTTGGGTCTGCAATTGGTATAACATCTATTCGATCGTCAAAATCTTGCACTTTTATCACTCTTTCAGCGCCATAAACTGAGTATGGGTAGACTGGTGGTAGATAAATTGCAAAAATTTTAGCTAAAAGTCTAAATTCACGTCTCATTGCGTAGTAACAACGCTTGTGAATGGCTGACATAATCCGTGTACCGCGCTCCAACATCGCCATAGTCGAGCCAACTGCTCTATTTTGCATGTCTGCACCCACATTCATGTCGGTTATTGCAGCAAATCTTTGACCAGCTTGCACCACGAACCCTAAAAGTTGGTATAAAGTCCCGCTTGGTTCCTTAAATGGTAAAATTTGAAACTGATCTTTAATGTTTCCGCCTGGTGCATCAACGTCTCTGAACTCACCTGGTTGAAATGGTTGGTCATCATCCCTTATTCTGATACCACGGCTCTTGAATCCTGCTGGTAAATTACTCAAAGTACCTGCATCTAGCAATTGTCTAAGCGCTTGGGTAGCAGTTCTGCTTAATCCACCTATCATATGTATCAAACCAAAGCCGTAAAAACCTAATCCAGGTAAAAATTTAAAATGTACAAAGTATTCTTTTCTTCTTTTTAATTTATCATCCATGTCAAAGTTTCTATAAATAGATAAAACTTCACCAGAGCCTTCATCAATTGTTATTATGTAAGGAACTTTAACTTCTCTGCTAGGTTGATCGTATTCAAAATCATCTAAATTACAATCAATGTGCATTTCTAAAATTTGATATGTATATTGTTTATCACCGCTTGGTGTTACTCCCTCTAATTCTTGATATTTTTTTTGTAAATCACTTTTTTCTGGTGCAACAGGTTTTAATTCAACATCTCTATAGAAACCTGCTTTTTGTTTTTTTAATATTTCGTTCTCACTCATCTTGATAACATGAGTGATTCTTTCACAATCCATAAGATCTGTTGCGTAATAAGGCACAACTAAATCCTCTGCTGGAATAAATTTAGATACAGCTCTTTGCATCACTTCATCGTAATAACATTTTTTAAATGCTGAACCTGCTAATGGTAAATAAAATAATAACTGATCCATCTCAGGTGTGTATTCTTCCATTTCGTTCATAAGCATATAGTTCATATATTCTTTTACTCTATCTGCTTGATCTACTTTATCCTTGGACAGCGCTCCAATAACCTTAGCTCTTACTGGTCCATCTGATGGAATTAATTCTTTGTAAGCTTGTGCTTGAAACTGGGTCACTGCTTCAGCTAATAATGGGTGTGTGACTGAAGCTGAACCTTTAAAAGGTCTAGTCATCTCAGTATATTTAAATCCTAATAGATCTAAACCTTTTGTATATCCTTGCTCCCAATCTTTTCTAGAAATTTTATCTTTCTTATAATCGTCGACAAGTTGTTTGGAGAGTCTTTGTAAAGTTCTCTCATCCATGTCATCTGCTAAATTGGCGTAGAAATTTTGTGTAGACTCAGCGACTTGTTCTGGAGACGCAGGTTCTCCTAACTCAACAGTTACTTCCTGTTCAGTATCGTTCTTATTTTCTTCAATAGAGTCTTTTACTTTTTCAATTTCTGCCATTACATTAATTTAGTAGGTTTTACTCTTGCTAGCTTACCACCACGTGCTTTTATCATCTTACCTTTTTTTGCACCCATTCCAGCTCCGAATGCATCTATACCAAAATATTCACTCTCTGGTACTTCTGTCATTCCTTTTGGAATTTTTGGTCTTAGTGGGTTACCGCCAGGTACACCTCTTTTTTTAATGAACGCAGGAATACGCCTTTTGTTCATATCAGTTGCTTTCATACTTTTAGCATCTGATACATCCGGCATAGACATTTTATCCATAGCTGCTTTTCCAGCTAGTCCTATTAGACCTAACTTTACAGCGTCGAATAATTTTTTTCGGTTTTTCCTTTTCATATATAGGCCTCCTAATAATATATATATTTTTTTTGCTTATATCTATCTATTTCTTCTTCGTCTGAGTATATCGATACATAATAGCCTTGTCGGTATCTTAACACAGCCTGTGTGGTGCTATCAACATAATCATCGTGTTCGCCATGCGGAAAGGCTGCACATTCCTCAATAACCTCCTCAGCAAATTTTTCATCTTTAGGAAAATAGACTTGTTGAGACTCAAATACTGGAGCACAGGCGTTGACCCGTGCAAACTTATCCTTGCCTTTAGTAGGAACGAAATCAACCACTGGTATACCCATTCTTCTTAATTCTTGTATCAAAGGTTGGCCCGAGGCTTTTGCTTCAACGATAATAGTTTCTGGTTCCCAGTATTTATATTGTTCTAATGCAACTGCTTTTAACTCTGGAAAATCAAACTTACCTCTTATAGCATCAATTAGCATTAAAGCATCAGCAGCCCCGTCAGCCGGGGTAAATACACCCCAAGTCGTGATTGCAGAATAATCAGCTGTTTCTTTTTTAGAAAAGGCCGTATCATAAGATTGTATGACATGTTTTAAAGCTGGCATTTTACTTTCCCACGGCATCCACCAGTCTCGTTTTAAAATCGCTCCTTCTTCTGAAGTAGGATTTTGCATGTATTGTGCAGACCAGTTTCTTATAGATAGTGATGCCTTAACTTTTTCTAATTCATCTAATGACCAATACTCTGGCCACACGGGTCTCGAATTAGCTTCATCTTCAATAATCGCAGGGAAAGAAATATGTTCCCACTTGTCGGCTTTAGGTTCAGTTTGAGCCTTAATTAATTTTCCTGTTAAATCATCTTGTGCCCATCTCGTCATTACTAAAACGATCGAGCCTCCAGGTTGTAAACGCTGTCTTGGTCCCGATGTATACCATTCATAAGTTCTCTCCATCGCAGAATCAGATAGAGAATCTTGTTCCGTGTGTGGGTCATCAATAATCAAAAGATCCGCCCCTCGTCCTGTGATAGAACCGCCTACCCCCGCTGCAAAGTATTCGCCCCCATGATTTGTCTCCCAACGTCCTTTTGCTTTTGAATCTTCCCTAAGTCTAACATCTCCAAAGATCTCTTTATACTCTGGACTATCAATTAAATTTCTAACCTTAGCTCCGAACCTTGCTGATAGTTCTGCATTGTGAGATACCTGCATTAATTTCATTTTAGGAAACTTCCCTATCATCCATGCTGGATAATAGACCGATGCAAATTCAGACTTAGTGTGTCTAGGAGGCATATTTACGATGAGCCTTCCTTTTTTATTTTTTGCAATCCTTGTAAACTCTGTTGCAATATGTTGATGATGTCCCCATTTATTAGGATCTTTATCAATCCTACAAATAAAATCTGGCCAGACTTGTTTAACGAAGTACAAAAAATTATCTTGGCATAGTTTAATATGTTCTAACCACACCTTCTCTACCTTCAATCGTAGATCATCGGTGCTCAAAAAATCAGTGTTACTCATAGCTTTGGATCTCCTTCTGGGTCCCCATGTGTTTTACCTTATACTACTTCTATTTGTTATACAATGTATATGTAAATATGTGTAACTGTTAGTTTTTAAACGTAAAAAAAATTAAAAAAATTTTTTTCTAAATTCAAAAACCAAATGAGCCTTGAAGAATGAGCTACAGAGGGCCAGGTCTACTGGCCCTCGCATCCTGGCAGGTCTACGTATAACGACGTATCACCTACAGAGAATTTTTTTACCACAGTATTAAAACTATAAGCCCGATCCAAAAAAAGCGCATCGCAACCGGGGCTGCTGTGTGTAGTAATACCATCCATCCGAATATATTTATCACTAGCCCAGATCCTTTATAAACGAATTATCAAGTTTACGGCCGGCGCCCTTAGCTACTAAACCAACAACCACGCCCCGAGGATCTTTAAACCTCAAATCATGTTTATCACCGTTGATCACTCTTCGACCCTTCCAGATCTTAGGTAGTTTATTAGCAAATACCACGGCAACGTTGACCCCTGCAGCTATGGCCGCATTTATGTCTTTATCGTTACGGCCTGAGTCGCTAAACGTTACGTGATAATTTTTACAGTTATGACCCAGATATGCCGGTACTTTTGTATAATCATAAAACTGTACATCTGGATGACTATCAATGACAGTCGACCCATTAGCCATCTTGATTCTATACCAGGCCAGATCGGATGTACCGTTTAATCTTACAGCAAATTTAAAGCCCTGAGACGCCGCCCGCTTTTTTAAAACTCCTATTTCATGACTCAAATCATCCAGAAATTTTTTTCGATCATCCCAGAATAAATTTGTCTTATTGAGTCGCGCCCTCTGAACTGAACCCATCTGGCCCCGCCCAGATGTGTTTAAACATGCAGCAGCGCATTCTTTAGAAGCTTTAGGGCATACATTCTTACCGCTAAGCGTATACGGCGCCAGGTGAAGGATGGCCGTTTTATAACCGTATTTTTCACCCTTAGCCATTTTAGTTTGACTGTAATAATTAAGCAGGGGCATCTGTCACCACATGCCAGTTATCGTCTCTTTTTACCTTCAAGATGTCTTTAGCGTATATGCTGCCAGACTCACTGAATAGGCCTATCTCCTTAGCATTAGAAAAAATTAAAACAATTTTTTTTAAGCCCTTGCCCTGCTTTGGTGACTCTAACAATTTACCAGATACCGGCTGGCCCAGCTGCTTTGTTAGGATCTTGTCACCCTTCTTAAGATCTGAATATTTTATTCCAGGTCTTAATTTTCTTAGATCTTGATATATTATTTTATCAAACATTTTTTATCCCTTCCTTTAGTTTATTAGACATTTTTTCTAACATGATAGTTTGAGCAGTTGGTATTTCTTTTGAGATAATATCTTTATCTCCTAAAAAACTATGTGTTTCTTTTATAGTTTTTGTAGATCTACCCATACTATTTTGCCAGCTCATAAAATGCTCAACACATTCTAAAAGCAATTTTTTTTCTGACTTATCAAACATTTTTTTCTCCTTATTTTATTTGATTTGTTTTTCTAACATGGGATGAGATGGGATACAATAACAAAAAACCCATTTTGAACAGTTAGTTTTTAGGGCTGCCAGGCCCGGGTCCTGGCAGCTTTTTCTAATTATTTATGCATATGCCTTACCTCCTTATTATCTATATACCCGCGAGAATTTTTTTTTCTAAAAAATAATGTAAATGGAAAGATAGTTTTCAATTCCCATAAGGGAATTGAAAACGATTGATTTTTTTAATGTTAATAAACATTAAATAAAAAACGCTCATAAGCATTTAAAAACGATTGATTATTTTAATGTTAATATAACGTGAAGCGTGTCGCTTCATACACGATTGAAAACGATTGATTTTTTAACCACGAACCAAGAACCACGTTGGCGAAGCCAACGTGGTTCTTGATAAAAAATTCTTGATTAATTTTCCCAAAACATTCTATCAAAATGCAAAATTAAAGTGTCAGGGTGGGTTTCGCCCTGTGCCAAAAGGTTCAAAGCCCTCGTTTCACGAACCTCGTAGAGTTTGAAGACCCTTTGCAAGACGTCTTCTTGCAAGATAAAAGACAAGCCACCATTTTTTTTATGTTGGATATGCCAGTTGATTTGATATTTAGAAAGCCCACAATTCTTAACATTATTTGACTTTAATTCTATCCAAATTGACTTGCCTTTATGTAAATAATAAACGTCAGGTATGCCATTGATTGTATTACTTTCTACACGAAAAATTTGACCTTTTAACTTTAATTTTTTAATTTTTAACCAAAGTTTGCTCTCTCTTTTCTTCATAAAAGAGCAGTATGTTAAGATTTACAAAAAATCAACCCTTAAATGTTAAGGTTAAATGATTTCAAGTAATAATAAAAAATACAATATAAACGCAACACTAAACGCAGAATAACAAACAAATTGAAATATTATCTGCAAAATTTTAGTGCCTAGTTTGGTGCTTTTCGCCATAAGTTATTCCCTCTTTATCAGTATGGTATTCAATTTTATCTCCCAACTTTAAAGTTTCAATAGTAGTTGGAACATTATCTAAAAAACCCCACCCAAATTTTTGATTTCCACCTTTGACTTTGACCCACATTTTTTCAACAAGCTCGCCACATTTAAACCAAACGTAAGTATGAGTTTTTGCTTTTTTTTCTAACTTCTTTATTTCTTTATATGTTTTTATTCCACACTCACCCTTATGAGAATAAACAACATTATTATCTTCTTCAATCATCTTAAAGAAGTCGTTCATTAATTTATCTATTTTATCTTTCATCTTGCCAACAACTATTTGATTGTTCCTTTTGTTTTATTCTTTTTCTAATTTTTTTGCATAAGTTTATGTACACAAAAGATAGTAACTTATTTTTATAAATTTCCTGTATAAAATCTTCGTGTGTACTGGCTTCAACCTTTAAATCATTAAGATTAAGACAAGTATAAGTTATGTCGTAGCCCATTAATCTTTTCGGTAAATCTTTAACAGACAATATAGACAATGGTTTTACACTTGAAATAGTATGTACCCCTCGTTTTAAGGGGTACAGACCTTTATTTTTATTATTACTCATTGATAGTTATTTCTATCTTTTTAATCTTTGTGTCTTTTTGACAATCTTCATAGACCTCAAAGTGATTAGTCTTTAATTTTTCAAAGTCTAATCTTTTTTGTGTCTGCTCATGTTTTTTAACAATAGCAGTTTTATTATTTAATATGAAAACGCCTTTACCGAGTGGGGCTTCCCATATTACTTTTTTAAGTGCGTCTGCCTTTTTCGTCATTATATTAATCTCATCTTTTAGAGATTTATAAGCGAAAATTCTTTGTGCTAGAATTACACTTGGTTTTACTTTTTTAAGTTTATTGTTTTTCATTTAACCCCCTATGTTAGTTTTTTTGAAATAAATAAACATATAAGGGATAATGGGATTTTATAAGAGAAAGTCAATAATAAAATGTGTTCATTTTGGGTTTTGTGAAGAACAAAATATATACGTTAATGAAACAAACTATGTACTGGGGATATCTATATCCCCAGCTACCACATCTAGTGCCTATTTTTTATTTATTAATGCTTTTGGCGAAGCGTTCCATTTAACACCAACAGAAGTTAAACTTGCTGACAATAATTTTTTCAAATCATCTGAAACATTACACTCCATAACATCATCATTCATTTTTTCTTTTGTTTCTTTTAGAAATGTAAGTTTCTTACCCATATCAGTTTTTTCAGCTTCTTCTTCAGCAATAGCAGTTGCCCATTTGCTTATTTGTTTTAAACAAAAAGCCACGTTGATATTCTTTTTATCATCATCATCATACCAATTTCTATTTACAGAATAGATTTTTTTCTTTCTTGCTGTAAATTCAAAAAATTGTACTGCCTTACGTCTTGCTCTCTCTACTTCTAACTCTGCATGATGAAGTTGATTAATAACTTTATCAGCACCAATTTTTTTAGCCAAATTACTTTCTATTTTTTCAGTTAATTCGGAAATAGTTGATTTAAGAAGTAGTTCCTCTTTTTCTATTAATGGGTCTATCTTTCTTTTTATCTTATCTTTAAAATGGTCTCGTTGATAGACTTGCATTTGCTTATTACTCATCTTTTTTCCTTTCCTTTTTTTACCAAGAACAAGTATAAATTACGCATTTCTTTTGTTTTAATGCGTCTTTACAATACTTTAAAAATTCTCGGTCTTGTTTTTTATATTCTTTGACGGCTTGTTCTTGCCATTGTTGACCCCAAAAAAATCCGTCATGTGCAAAGTAGTTATAGTAGTCCTCATGGATTGCTTTCTCTAACTCCTTTACAACGTCTTCCGTCATATAGACTTCTTCACCTGCATTAAAGCCGAGATGACTCATATCAAAAAGTTCTTTATCTTTATCTTTTTGCTGAAGTCTTTTGACGTTTTGTTTAGTCCACGCAGAATTCATAAATACTTGAAGTCTTGCGTGTTTTCGCCAAACAAAAACATCTTTCTGTTCGGCTTGACTTTCTTTTTCATCATCAGAATAGAATTTTTCCCAATTTACTTTTCTATTACGACAATGTGCATATTGGTCTAGTCCCATGTTGTTTCCTTTCCTTTTTTCTCATAAGGGGTTTTGTGTTACTAATCTATGTGCCAACCACCCCCAAAGCACTCTCCTTACGTTTGCGAAACGACATTGTATATTATTTTCAACTATCGCCTCATGGGATACTATAAGATATTTATTCAAAAGTGCAAGAATAAAGTAATAAAATTATTAAAAAAATAATTGTAAAAAATACCGATTTTGGGAAGGCATTACATAAAAAGACAAAGAAAGCGAAAAAATTTACCACTACCTTCTATAACATACCTTCTTATTTTTTTGTAGAAATATATTTTAAATCAATGATACACCCATTTGGAATAAGTGTTGTATTGCCTACCTCTGCAATTTCTTTTTTATCTTCTGACAAGGCATAATCCCCAAAAATTCTTGTAATACCTTTGCTTTTAGTAATTAAATGACCTTTAGTTATACAAATAGCAATTTTACCTTTTTTAACATCTTCAATACTTTGCCAACCACTCTCGCTTGTTATATCTTTCCACGTTACTTCTACAAGTGGATAATTTTTTAAATGTAAATTTTTGTCTTTAACTTTTTTTCTCATAATTTTCCATAAGCAAATTCAAAAGGATTGATTTTTTTTCCATAGGTAAAATCAAAAGGATTGATTTTTTCGCCATATGTAAAACAAAACGAATCATTTTATTTTAATCGTTACACTTCCTACATGTGTGGTAATGTGTTTATTGTGAACTTCATTAAACACTTCCATAAATTGGCCCCAGTCTTTACTCTGCAGCTTCTTTTTCTGGCGTGACGTTAATGATATTTTTTGACTCTCCGATTTTAGTTTCGATTTCGTTAAGTCTTCTCTCCAACTGTTCACGAGACATTCCCTCCAATCCTACATGTTTTACTTCTGATTTATTTACAAACATATCTGCCATCTGGCCAGATCTAAACTCAGCTGATACAGCAACACCTAGTTGGCCTTTTGTTTCTGCTGCTTTTGATAGATGTTCAAATCTTTTGTATTTTCGTAATTTGTCTTTTTCATAAATCTGAAGTTCCTTACCTAGTTTTTTTTCTAAGTAACGGACCACATGAGGATTCTTGTCTTGATTAGTCAACCTGGAACCTATTACATAATATCCGTCAGTTGTTTTTGATTCGTATCCGGCTTGCTTTGCTGCTTCTGCTTTTGAAATTTTTCCCCAATTATCTACTAACACATCAACAAACTTAATTTGTTTTGACGTTAAATCAGTTATAGTTTTAATTTGGTTTTTCTTTTTCATAATGTTAAAATTTTATAGATTGATAAAAAAGTCATAAATAACAACACAGCACTAATGAATAAAAAAATTTGGTTTTGTGTCATGCGTCTTGTAAATTCATATTTATAACAATCTTGCAATTAGTTGGTGATACACCGGAATGATAAATATCTCCATTAAAAATTACACATCTGCCTTTTTTTGCTTCTACTTTCTTGACTATCTTATCACCTTTATAAAAGACTGTACCCCCATCAGAGTCATTCACATAATACAAACATATGGTGTTTTTGCCATCCAAATCTATGTGTTTACCATTTGGTGTATTATCGACTCTAGGTAATTGCAAAAAACTAACTGCTCTAATAATCCTATTTTTATTGGTTAAATCTAAAAATGGGTAAATATAGCTGATATGTTTTGGGTCTCTTATCATGTTATGTGCGACCCATTCATGGTAATAGGCAGGTCTATCGGTGGGTTTTTGTTTGGAATAGGCGACATGTGGAGTGTAATACCAATTGCATCTCTCAGATGTAAGATAATCCAATAACTGGTTCTGTCTAAAAATATCTATACAATTATCAATTATCTTCATAACTACCTATACCCTTTTACTACAAAAAATTAAAATATTTTTTATTTTAACATGAAATAAGATCCGAAAACTAGTTTGATACTAGTTCTAAACTAGAATGAAATGTTCTAAAAGTGTTGGTATATAAGGCTAAAACTAGAAAACTAGAAATATTTTACCTTTTGAAAAAAAATATTTTTTTATTTTTCTATGGATAAGGTATATGGTAAAACTAGTTTTTATTGTGAAAACCTCGTTAACATGATAAAATTGGTTATGTCATCTTTGATTGACAGACCCTATGTTGAGAACAGGCGGGGGTTGATTGTTTCTTTTCCTCCGCCAGTTCGTAAGAGACCACCTTGACTAATTATGAAATTTTTTATTGAACCTGCCTCAAACAAATAAGTGAAGTTACCATTATAGATGTTGCATTGAATACCGCTTTCCTAGCAGCTAACACAGTTTTTCTAAGAGCTCTTCTTCTTTCTAAATCTTTTTCTATTTTTAAATTATTATAATATTTTGTGTACTGCATCCAAAGTATATGTTTTTTGTAAAATTTTACAGATCTCTGACTAATAGCTTTTTTATATTGAAATCTTACATCATCTGGATCCCAACCTGCCCACCAACAAATTTTATTAAAATCTTCATCATACATAATCCAATTATGTGCATTCATTTTATTCATTGAATTTTTTCTATCTACATTTAATAATTGAGCGTCTTCAATTGCATTTAATATTACGTGACGCCATAACTTTTGCTCTGGATTATAATGAGATTCTGAGATGAGATCTGAGGCTATCTTAGTGCCCATAAGTTTTAATAAGCTGGGAGAGTAAATCACGAAATACCTTTTTGTTAGAATTGTCTTTCAAACGACTGGCGACATCGTGATGTCTTTGCACATCCTCTATTAAGAATGTAAGCTGGGCGCCCTCAATTTTTTCTAATTGAATTAGTTTTTCCAGACAATCAAACGTTATTGTATTTTGGTCATTCATGCTTATATGGTAACCCATATCAATCATGTCTTCCACCCTTGATCACCTGCAATTTAATTATTTTAGCGGGCTCTTTTTTACTTTCTTTAAAAATTTTTATAGCATCGTCTCTAAACCTCCAACCTAAATAATCATCTTCATAACCAAAACAAATACCTAACATGGTATTCTCGATTACTAATACTGTTTCTAAATAAAGTTTATAAGGAAGTTTGCGTGCAAGTTTTTGCAAACATTTGGTAAGCTCAGTTCTCTTCTCCTTTAATACGGCCATAAATAAATTCCTCAGTTAATCTAAAAAGTTCTAAATAGTTTTCTTTAGTGAGCCGTGGGCCGTGGTTGTTGTGACCTTCTCCGTGACAATGAATGCAAGTTCCTGTGTTGCCCAGAGTTCCTCTGATGAAACCATTTCCTCGACATTCATTACAAATAATGAATGACTTAGCCATAATGTACTTTCAGTTCTATTTCAAGTATTTATTTATTACTCTACCCGAATTAGATCTTACTCTATCTGGCCAACTACAATCAATGGTTAATAACCCTTTATCTGTTAGTATTTTAAACCGGTGTCCATTAGGTAAATCTTCGACCCAATGTCTGATATAACCCTTAACATGTATCCGTTTATCTTTATTTTTAATGCTTTTAGCTACCATATCGAATCACGCTACACGCTTAAAATCACGGCCATTTCTCTTAATTTTTAAGCTTTTTACCTGTCTCTTCCAAGGCATTAGCTCATCATTTAAAAGTATGGCCAGTTCATGAGCGATAGTTTCTGCGTGATTTTTATATCCCACAATCTCCACAGATACCACATGTTTCTCTTTCTTCTTCATATTACCCCTATGTTAGTGTTAAAAAATTATCGCACCTATAACAAACCCTATAACAAAACAGATGATTTCTGTTCTGTAATAAAGATGCCATAGATGAAATTTATCAATATATTTTTTCATTGTATTGTTCCTGTTATAGTTTTGACTATTGTAGTCCAGGGAGCAGGTATTCTTTCTTTTTGACCACAAGATGCTAAAAAAAATAAAGATACAATTATAAATATTTTCATTGTTTCTTTGGTGTATTGTTTTGAATAAACTCTAACTTACATAGCTCCAAGAGTTTTTCAAAAAGCACAACGGGGTCGTCTAAATACACTTCATTTCTTTTAACCCCATTGACTATTAACTTTACAGATTTTTCACTCTGATTCATTTCAACAACGAAGTTTTCTTTAGAACGATGTTGAAAGCTTATTCTTTCTATATCTGCCGTAACCACAGTCATTTTGCACTTCCGTTAAGTAAAGACTTTACATAGGCCTCTACAGTTTGATTTTTTCTTTTAGCCATGACCTTGATATACTCATCAAGGATCTTAGAGAACTGAGCTCCTGGCCCTCGCTTTTTTGATTTAGCAATTGCACACAACTTTGTATGGTCCTCTTTACGTACTGCTAAACTTTTCCATTTGTTAATATCCACTTATCCTCCTTTTCCTTTTTATATTCTTTTTTGTTTTTAGCGGTAGATCTCAGTACATCATCATACTCTTCGATGTAATGAGATCCGTTTTGATACCGTTGTATCCTACGATTAATGGCGTTTATTCGTTTTGTTTTCCAACTCATTAATCCTGTCCTCTAATTTATTAACGTGTCCATCAATACGTATTAGGTGCTCTTCTACTTTTTTTAAGAACTCCCTCATACTTGCCATCGCTGGTTTGATAGCATTGAAAGCAGCTGTTGTGTTTTCAAATTGCTTTTCAATGGCGTCAAGTAAATCGTTATTAATTTTTTTATCAATCCTTTGAAAGTGATCATTCAACAATTCAAATTGATTTGATTTAAAACCAGTGATCTTTTTAGGTTCGCCATAATCACCAGAGTCTTCCTTTTGTGCTACTTCTGCAGCAAAAGTTTCTTCGTCTTTCTCTTCTAACATTTTAGTTGGAAGAGGCGTGTCTCTAACATCGATTTCATTACCATCGATATCTTTTATCATGTATTTTTTAGTCATCGTTTTCCCTACGTTGTTTCATCTCATCTTGGATGAGTGTTATCGCTAAAGTTTTATCAATAGGATAGAAGTATCTACCCGTTTCATCTTTGGCATTAGCGTTCTCCAAAGCTGATACATATGAATCAAAAGATAATGAGTCTTCTATATCGCACCCTTCAACATCTTGTTCTGGTATGCCGGATAGTATCTCATCAACATTCTTTATGATACTATTGAATAAAGGACTTTTACTTTTTATCTTCAAGCTCATATTATTTGATACTATACGATGGGAGATTTATGAAAGTCAATAAAAATTTTATGAAATATTTATTATTAATACATATTTGTGCAAGCGTAACCGGTGTATGTTCACCAGCCATAGACTACCCTATCTTGTTTGATAATTGGGCTGATTGTGTATATGTAGGGGTAGATGAAGTATCAAAGATCTTGAAATCTATGAATTATGATGTAATAAATGAGAATATGTTAGGGCCAAAATTCGAGTGTAAATTAATTACAGCAACATGAGCACCTTAGGTACATTTATTTTATTAGGGCACTTCTGTTGGACTGTGCCAAATACAATTGATAGTTGTAAACAAATCTTAATCAAAGACGCTATAAGCTTCGCAGACTGCTCGGTAAAGTTCCAGAGTAGGGTATCGAGGGAGGAGGACAAAATCGTAAAAAAAGGGGCATCTCTGACCGCTGCAGAGGCATATTGCTATGAGGTTGATAGTGTTGACAGCTTCGTTAAATTGTCCTATTCTATCAAATGAAGGCTTATCGTATCCAAGCTAGAGTGGGAGGTAAGTATTATAACAGCATACTTACAGCCGAAAGCGATAAGGATGCGTTGAATGCCTTTATAGAAAAAGTAGATAAGGGCTTGGTAAAACCAAATGACGAAGACTTTTACAATAAAGCTCATACCTACGTAACATATGAGGAGCTAAATGAGTCCAGAGAAGATACGTCTGTTGAAAGAGCTACAAGGTCTGGAGCACAAGTGGGCAGCTAAATTAATGTCTCAAGGTGGTTGTTCAGTTGATATGCTTGCAGTAGAAAAAGATATTAAATCAAAAAGAAATGCGATTAAATATCAAGACGTACAAGAAAACTTAGTCGCTACTGGTTAAATTTTTTATTACCGTAGTGTTCTAAAATTTGTCTAAGTTTAGGATGCTTTACTTTCGAGTAAGGTATAAGTAGCTCGGCGACCCTCAAAGCTTTTCGGTTACTACATCGCCATCTCCATTGTAACTTTCGACCAAACCCTCTGTTAATTTTACTAGCCAAAGTTCCTGCATTAACTGTACTCATAAAATAATGCAAAACATTTTTTTCAGTCATATTAATTTCCATAGTAACTCTCCAACGTCTGTAACCATCATTACATAGATATTGCTTATACATTACGCAGCCCTCTCCATCAAAAAGGCCTGCACAATAAGCTAACTGTTCTTTATTTAGCTGCACCCCAAGAGTCTCCTAATTTATGATCTACTACAAACGGTACTTTAAACTCTATACAATTTTCCATAATTTTTTTTATGTTAGTTACTTGTTCATGATTTGTAATATTAAAACATAATTCATCATGTATTTGTAATATAGGTAAGTAACCCTCTCTTGCTAAATTAAGCATGGCTTGTTTTGTTTGATCTGCTGAAGATCCTTGTATTAATCTATTTAACGCTTTGTAAGTTTTAGCTCTTTTGATATTATCTCTACCATATTTAGCAACAGCATTTTCAAATGACTCTGGTAAGTGCAATCCAAAGTCTCTAGTTTCCCATTGATCAAATCTACATTTTCTTCCACGCTTTGTTCTAACCACTCCTTTGTCTTGAGCTGTTTGCATGCATCTATCAGACAATAACTTTACAAACGGCACCTTTCTGTTATATTTGTTAATAATTAGATCGGCTTCATCACGTGTTAAACCTAAACTATTTGCTAACTTATTCTTACCCATTCCATACATTAAACCTAAACCTATTGTCTTGGCTTGAGTCCTTTCAATACCAACTAAGTCCGCCACTGTCTGATGAAAGTCAGCAGATGCATTTTTATATGCATCAACTAATTCTTGAGACCCTTCATATCCCTCTCCAATGGACGCTGCATAGTGTACCGTCATTCTAGGTTCCTGTTGGGAATAATCAAAGCTTCCCCACTTACATCCCTCTTCTGGTATAAATAAAGATCTAATTTTTGGACCAAACTCTTTATTACGTGCAGGCACTTGCTGTAGGTTGGGGTTAGACATAGACAACCTACCAGATACAGTACCACCACCATCAGATCTTAATTGTTGTATCTCTCCATGAATTCTACCGTTGACTTGATACTTCATGATTGATGATAAAAAAGTATTATGAAACTTGTTAAGTTCTCTTGCTTGTAGTATAAGTTTTGAAAATTTATGTTTACTATTCACCAACCAATTATGTGTAAATGAAGGCTCGCCGCTTTTCGGAGTACGTGGGTATTCTATCTTTAATTTATCAAAGGCACTGGCGATCTGGCGTGCTGCCCAAATGTCAATGTCTTTTCCTGATTGTTTTTTTATTGCCGACAATACTTCTTTTTCTTGGTGTATCATTTCTTGCTTTAATTTTTCAGCTAATTCTACCTGCACTCTTACACCTCGTTGTCTCATTTTTATAAGGTAAGGTAATAAATCAGATTCTAGATCCCATACTGTAGTTAAACTTTGTTGCTGTATTTCTTGTTTAAATCTTTGCCATAATAGGAGCGTGAGCCGTGCATCTTGTTCAGCGTAAAAACCAACATGTTCTGCAGGTAATTTCCACATCTCTGACTTAGCATCGATGCCGTGTTCTTCTGCTGCTAACTTAAGATCTGTTTCAGCTTTTAACTCACCCAAATAATCTTTAGATAAACTATTTAAATTATATTGGTATCTATTCTCGTCAATCAAAGCTGCAGCTATCATCGTATCTACAATAGGGCCGTGGACCTTGATTCCGGTAGCTTCTAACCAGCCTACATCGTACTGAGCATTATGAAAAATTTTAGTACATGGCAGAGCACAAATTTCTTTCATGTACGACAATACTTGTTCGGGTATCATGTTACCTCCACCAAAATGTCCAAAAGGATAATACCCTTGCCATCCTTCAACAGCTACGGCGAAGCCAATGATCTTGCCTTTATTTAAAGCCCAGCCAGCTCCTAATCCCTCTGAGATACCATCGTCCTTAGTTTCTAAATCAATTGCTATTTCGTTAGCGTAAGATAAATCTTTAAACTCAGAAGGTGATGACCAAATATGTTTTTTAAAATTCATTGCTAATTGTAAGCTCATAAGTAATTTATATTTATTATTATTCTTCTATCTTTGTTTGTTTGCCATACTGATCTATGTAACGTGTTTGAATCCATTATTAATAATTTATTCTCCATGTCATGCACAATTGTTTTGCTTTTAATTTCTGTACCAGCATTAGTGTTGTTCATATAAAGTATTGCTGTTTTACATTCATAATCTTTATCAACATGGTAATCAGACATATTAGGTTTGTTCATATTTATGATCATATTAGCTCTTGCTTCAAAGACAGCTTTAGCTTTTAGTTTGTCAAGTATTGGTAATATAATCGATTCGTAAAAAATTGACAGCGTTTTATTATTGTAAAAAAATGTATGACAAAAAAATCCGTGATCTTTTTTTGCAGCAGTTTGGTGTGGTTTGAAAAACCAAGCAATGTCAGAACCTTGTAATGTAGTTTGTATAGCTTTAAATAAATCCAATGGCAAAAAATTATTTATTATTTTCACAAATAATATCCAATCAGCATCATACAAACACAAACACCGAAAGCTCCTATAATGTACCAGTCATTGTCGTTCATGTTACATGTCCTATTTTTAATGAACAAAGATTATCGCCACCAAATGTACCATTAATGAATGTGTTAAATGTTAAACTCTTTCTTATATCTTTCGTAGTATTGGTTTCAGCTAAATGATTAAGAGTGGATGGAAATATAATGCATCCTAAATACTTTGCTTTTAAAGTAATAGCTGAAGAATTAAACCAGTTGTATTCTGTATAAGAAAACTCCATGGGCTTTGCAGTATTTAAAAAAACTGTTGTATGATGTTGTGGGTTTTCGCTAACGTAAACTACACCGCTTAAAATACTATTAGGATGTGTATGTGGATGATGATTTTTACCTGGCTTGTTAACATTCATCCATGAGGTTGTTATAAATATATTTTGAAAAGCTCTATTTAACTTCATAACTTTTTCAGCATAAATATCTACGCAATTTTGAATTTGATTTTTTACATTCAATAATTCTTTTTTATTAAGAAGATAATAATCTGCAGTGCATTGTACTCCGGATACTCCAATCCTATCTTGCATTTCTTGATCCTTATTTAAATAATCTTTTTCTGCTTTTGTTAATTTGATCATGTCATTGAAGATCATCACTGGTTGAGGGAACACCTGTAATATTTCTGAGCTCATTTAGTATCCTCCAGTTTTTTTATTTCCAACTCACAATAGTGTATAATTTTTTTTAAGTCTTTAACTTTATCCTTCATCAAATACCTACAAGCGTATTTCACAACACAGCCTTGGAAGAATGAAAGATTGTTTTTAGAAATAAATTCATAGGGCTGTATTTTATAAACCTTATAGTGTTTAGGCCCTTTATCTTGTGGAAAAACATTTTTAAATAAATCTGTATCAGTCATTGTTTTCTTGGACATAAATTAAATAGTCTGCACCTAATGGGTAGTTATACTTATAATTTGTTCTCAATAAATGTAAAGACTTTTTTGCTCTAGTGGCTCCAGTATACCAAACTTTTCTTTCATTTATTTTTCCGTCTTTGTCTTTCGTATGGAAGTTGGCTGGGTAATTACCTTTGCTGTATAAAATAACATTATCAGCTTCATCTCCTTTTACAGAGTGTATGGTGTCTATAATTATCTTAGGCTCTGCATCTAATTGATGTTGCCCATACCGTCTGAGTAATCTTAAAAAGTTCCGTGTCTGTTGTGGCTTAAAGTTTCTTTTTAATATCCACCACCAATGTTTCTTTTTTGAATCATCTGATAACTCTAACCCACACCACTCTTTCAAACCTTTGAAATCATACATCTTATAATCTGGCTGCTTTAACCAAAACTTATCAGTTCGATAATCGGAGTTAGAAAGTTCTCTAATATATTTAAACAAGTTCTGAGTTTCTACTTTATTAATTTCTTTACCGTTACTAATCTTAGTCCAAGCCTTTATGGCCTCCCACTGCTTAACGTCAAAACATTTTGTATCTTTATTATCTTTGTAATATAAACCAGCGTCCTTAGCTAACATACGCAGTTCATTGACGGCAGAATTTATTCTGCCTAAAATGAACCAGGTTCCCTCCTCCTTCTCAAAAGGTATTTCTCTAAAGGAGAGATATGACTTAACGTAACTCTTTTGATTACCAGGTTCATAATCTTTCTCAACGCTATCCAAAATACCTCTTCTAATTATCTGAGAAAACTTATGTATAGCTGCACCAAAACGTCTGGTCTTTCTAAGTTTATAACTTCTACCAGGAAAGTAACTGGTAAAATATTTAGGATCTGCACCATTCCATTTATAAATACCTTGATCGTCATCACCAGCTAAATATATCTTATCTACCTTATCTACCATTTTAAATATGACTGACCATTGTAAAGGCGTACAATCTTGAGCTTCATCTAGTATTAATATTTTTAAGGCAGGAAACTGCACCTCCCTAATAGCTCTCTCTATCATGTCATCAAAGTCAATAAAAGATTTCTCTCCTCCACCTCTCTTATAATGTTCGTAAGTATTTATCTTCCTTAGATAAACATCTAAAGAATCTCTTTTATAATTTTCTTTTTTGTAACACTCAATAGGCTGCATTAATAAGTTTCTAGCTTTACTATAAATACCTAGCGACCAATCTTTGTATGTGAAATTATCGTCTGATAATCTTGTGTCAGATCTTTTTAAAATTTTTGTTTGTAAAGAAAAATCAATCATACAATCTTTTGGATCAAATACTTCTTCTTGAAAGTATCTACGACAATATGTGTGTAATGTTTTAAATCTATAAAAGTCTTCACTGGTATATTTAGGAAATGTTTCTAAAGCTCGTTTCACAGCTGTATTAACAGCTTTGTTAGTAAAAGATAAAAAGGCAATATCTTGAGGCTGCACTCCGAGACGTAAATGTTTTTTTAATATCCTCTCTACTAATGTATGTGTCTTACCTGTGCCTGGTGGTCCAAATATTTTTAAAGTCTTACGATGAATTTTTTTTAGCTTTTGTATTTCATTATTCATTACGTTTTAAATTTACCAGTATGATACTCATCGTCAAGTTCACTTACTTTTTTCTCAACAGGTGCTGTCTTCTTGATGGACGTATAACTCTCAAATTCTGGCATTGCAACATACCACACGTTACGTTCTTTTTTAAAGTTCTCATGTTTATCACAATTCAATAATCTTATTGCCTCTAATGTAGAATTAAATTTATTTTTGTTACCGCTTTTGTTTAAAAAATTTTCTAATGTTGTTTGTTTAAAATAACAAATATTAGTTTTAGAATCTAAGACCACATAACCATCTTTAAGTTTGTTGAACTCATCAACTTCTATAGTGCTTTCAAAAAAACCTTTTAATATATTGTATTGCTCCTCTTCCATTTTGTCTGCAAATTGTGAGTTCTTATTCTCTGTTGCTCTAGTTACAAACTCCCTTAAAAAACTTTGAAATGGATTTGGGTTGGCTCTTGATTTTGGAAGGTAATCCCACAGCACACCATAATGTAATAATTTTACAAACCAAGACTTTTCATCTTTCATGTCCTCTGGCTTTACAGTAATAAATTTATCTTCATACTTAAAACTAAAATGTGTGGTCTTTGTATCTCTAGTCCAATGTATTTCCTTAAAGACATCTATTACATCTGGAACAGCAACTCCTACACCAAGCTTTCTTCTTTTACATTTCTCCTTATCACATATGCCTGCAAATCTCCCATTCTTTGGTGGGCACTTATATTGATAGTCCTTCCTCTGTAAAGACTTACACACAGTTGCAATAACTTCATTCTCTTGTAAAGGAGTGGGAAAAATTTCTAAATTTCTTTTTAAAATAATTTGTTCTAATTCTTTCTTACCTAACTTACCGTCTGCTTTCTTTTGTTCAAGAACACCGACTTGAAACAAAGCTTCATTACGTCCATCAGAATGCCATTTATTTTGAATCATGTTTTGCACACATGGGGGATATTGATTCCAAGAGTCCTCGGGTAAGTAATCTTCTATTTCTAATTTTTTTAATTGATCTAATGAAGATATATTTCTTTTAGCAAAATCTAAAAAAGCTTGAGCCATCAGAGGTGTGTTCTTATGGTCATAAGCATGTTCCATAGTTCTCATGGCATTATAATAAGGCATAGTCACTGCTTTATTCAAACCAGGAAAAACTTCTTTTGACATAAAAAATTGATCATTCCATTTGTTTAAAATTTTCTGCACCTCATTAATAGGTGACCAATCTTTTAAAAATAAAAATAAATGCAGGCCTCCAGATTTTGATTTAACTGGCACTAAAGGTAATTTGTATTCTCTTAATATATCAACGTATTTCTTTTCGCTGTAGTCTTTGTAGTTTTCTGGATCTACATCTATACAGCCCCATTTACAGAGTCCCTTGTTCTCGGGTCTGATACCGATTTTAATTTTACCATCGAGATGATCTTTCCAAATAGCAGGAGTAACAGCCTCGTGAACCGTGGTGTAAGTAGCTTCTTTTTTCCCCCTATTATCCTCCACCCCAATTAGAGTGGAGGTAATATATTTAGCAGGATCACCTTCAAATAATTTGAAGAAATCCTTATACATTAGAACGGTGTTTCTGTGTTATCCTTCCCCGAAACTTTCTTCATTTCTTGTGAGAAGTCTACCTTTCCAAAAATGTCACTCTCTCTTGCACTCTTATAAAAGTTAGACGTTGTTTGTAAAAGAGATAGATCTTTACCTTCATCTAAAAATTTTACAAAATCTATAACCCAACCATACCAAGAGTTTTGTGAGTTTGATTCTTTCGTAGTAGAAAGTTTATACACATGGCTCCAACATGGTGGATTAAATGACCCCGAACCATTCTTCTTTGGTTTTCTTCTTAACTGCATCATTGAGTTCCAAGTTTTAGATTTTTTCTTCTGTGTTGATTTCATAGCTATTAACGCTTGTTCAACAGGTTGAAAGTCTTTATCTAAAATATAAACAAAGTGATTACCAGTATCTTCAATGTAATTACCACTCTCTAATCTATCTTTATTATCATCACCTCTATGTGTTGAATTTAAGATGCTTGGATCAGAGTGAATTTTTACAGGTCTTCCTGGACTATCACCTTTATCTTTCCATTCATTAAAAGTATTAATGAATAAACAAGGAACCACGTAAACACCATCTTTACCCTTCCAAAGGTTACCGGATGTTTCTGAATATATATCACCTTGTTTTGCTCTCTCTATATATTTGCCATCACTCTCATCTAACACTGGAGAGTTTGCATATAAGATTTTAAGGATAGGTAATTTTTGATCACGTGCAGTGACAAACTCCATACCTTGTCCCGCCATTTCCTCTAAATTTATTTTAGTAGGAACTTGGGCTTCAGCTTTTTTTATGACCTCTTGAGCTTGAGGTTTTGCTTGTTGCGCTTTTGACATGTTTAGTCCTTCGTTGTTATTTTGGTTTTGTCTGCTACATAAACACCAAATAAATCATGAGGTATTGTTTTACCTTCTAAAATTTGTTCTTTCACAAATCCAGATAAGGTCCCATGATGTACGTGTGTTTTCTGATTTACATTAAAACCTTTGTTTTTAAGATCCTGTACTAAAGCCTTTGCTTCATTATCTTGTTTCATACCAAAGCTTAAGGAAACATCATTTTTAATAATGTCCTCATGCCCGTGTTCTCTTAACCAAGAGAATGCCTCAGTAGTTTTAGTAGCAGGTATTTTAGCGTAATATTTTGGCGACACCTCAACTACCTGGCCGTTTGCCAGCTTCAGCATCGTTACGCCTGCCTTCCGCATCAAATTAGGAATAGTTTGCTCAGAAAGGGTTTTCTCGATATCTTTAATCGTCTTTAACTTTTCTTCAATCGTCCTTATTTCCTTCTGAGTATCTATTAATTTGTTGCAAGAAGTGGAGATGTCTTTTGTCATCCCCGTATCAACCGCAATGGTCGACTCTTGTTCTAAATCCATATAGAACCTCCTATATAAGCTTCTAAATTATATATTTGCTAATGTAAAGAAAAAAAAGTATAAGTGCCACATGGATATTAACAAGGTGTATAAGTCTGTTCCATTTGATCATCAAAAAAAAGCATTAGAAGAAGGTAAAGACCGAATCAACTTCGCATACTTCATGGAGATGGGAACTGGTAAAACAAAGGTTGCTATAGATAATGCAAACTACTTATATCTTACAAAAAAAATTAATGATGTAATAGTGCTGGCACCTAACTCAGTGTATATGAACTGGATACAGGAAATATCAGATCATTCTAAAATTAAACCAGATATATTTGTATGGAAGAAAAGTAAACAAAAATTATTAATGAAATACAAGTATAATAATTTCTTTTGGTTACTCATGAATATTGAGTCTATATCTAGACCAAAAGGTAGAACGTTTTTAGAACAACAATTAAACAAAAGAGGAAAAAATACTTTACTTATAGTAGATGAAAGTACCACAATAAAAAATAAAGAAGCGAACAGAACAAAAGCACTCTGTAAAATGGCTCCACTAGCCACATACAAAAGAATACTGACAGGATCACCAGTAACAAAATCTCCATTAGATCTATATACACAATGTCAATTTTTAAACAAGTCTCTATTAGGTTTTAAATCTTTTTATGCTTTTCGTAACAGATATGCAGAAATGCAAGAGATACACTTAGGCACACATGTGGCTAAGGTCCCAAAAAAATTTATTAATTTAGAGGAGTTAGAAATTAAACTAAAGAATTTTTCTTTTAGGTGTACTAAGGATGAATGTTTACATTTACCTTACAAAATGTTTGTTCAAAGAAATGTTGAGATAACAACAGAACAAAAAAATATGTATGAAAAATTAAAGAAAGAGGCAAGAGCAATTATACATAGTGATGAAGTATCGTTTGCAAATAAATTGACTGAGATAATTAAATTACATCAAGTGACTTGTGGATTTGTAAAAACTAATAATGGTGAAGTACATAAATTTGATAAGAACCCAAAACTAAAAGAACTAGCCTCAGTATTGGAAGAGACAGGCGAGAAGAGTATAATATGGGCTACTTATGTAAGTAACATCGAAGATATAAAACTAATGCTAGGAGAAAAATATGGAAAGGAAAGCGTGGTTTCATTATACGGAAAAGACAGTATCGATGATCGTAAAAATGCTGTTGAGCGTTTTCAGAACGATGATAGATGTCGTTTCATTGTTGGTAATCCTGCTGTTGGCGGCTATGGTCTTACCCTTACTGCTGCTAGGAATGTTATATATTTCTCTAATAGTTACAATCTTGAGCACAGGCAACAAAGTGAAGACCGTGCTCATAGGATCGGTCAAACATCTACTCTCCCAATTACGTACGTTGATTTAATTGTGCCTAGCACACTTGATGTATTAATACTAAAATCATTGAAGACAAAAAAATCTTTACAGCACCAAATTATGGGCGATCAAATAAAATCATATTTTTGAATAATATTTTTTTACTCTTTCAAACCATTTCTTTTCATACTCCTCTAACATGACCTTATCCATTTTAAATTCTTGGTAGAGTTTATCTTTTGTACAGATACAAATTAATCCTTGCTCTATTGGTCCGTATTGTTCCTTATGTGCTAAAGAGTAAGCAGCTATTTGATAATAATAATCTTCAATCCATTCAGCTCGTTTAGGTTTATTACTTTGTTTAAAATCTATTATCGTAGGTTTATCTGAATGCACCCCAACTACATCCGTGGATCCTGCCCATTGATCCTTATATGCTAAGCTAACTTCATTACCCCAAACCACCTTAAGCGGTTCTAAATTTACTATTATCTCATGAGCCATCATTCTAGCATGAGCACCTTCTTCGGATAAATTTAAATAACCAACACCATTTATGTATTGTTCTAAAACATAATGCATCTCTGTGCCTCTTCTTGCTGCTTGATTGGTTATGGCTTGTGCTTGTTTATAACCTTCTCTTGCTCTCCATTCATCTAGCTTTTTTCTTTTCTCTTCTGATTGTGTAGCTGAAAGTATAGTGGTTACTGAAGGTATTTTCTTTTCACCCACATTATAGGTTCGTGGGCCTTGACCATCGTTACGTGTGTAAGCTTTATAGTCATACTTCTTTTCTCTCTTGAGATCAGTTATAAAAAATTTTGTTTTATCTTTATGAAGTTGCACAACACCTTTTAGAATAGTCTAAAGAATAATGCAATGATTAATCCCAACATGGATGTTATTAAAAAACCAGACGCAGCTATTAAAATTTTTTCTATTCTATGCACATCTGTATGCAGGTTATTAATTTTTTTATTAGTTTCCTCCTGCATGATACGACAAAGTTTCTCGTGGTCCGTGATTCTTTGATGAGCCATCGGATCTACTTTATTAGATTTTCTTGGCATCTAATATCCCTCCTGTGCTAAGTCTCACAGGTTGTGCGGATTGATTCGCTGCTATCTGTTGAGATAAGCTATCATTAGGAAACAATGCTCCTACATTAGATGGTTGAACGTTTGGCATTTGCACACCAGATACTACAGGCTTAGCTCTTTCATTAACCACAGGAGCCTCCATATCTATTTCAGTAAAGCTTAATTCTTTTTCGTCAGCTGGTCTAGTGTTTTTAGGTTTGATATTAATATTTTTTAGCAGCTCCTCTCTATTACCTGCAAAGGCAGCTTCCAACGCAGGTTTTTGTTGTTCAAGTTGACTCATAATTTGTTGCTGATCTATAGGACCTAATGCGCCTTGGCCAACTAAACCAGATGTTAATTGTGAGATAGTTGATCTAAATTTTGGATAACTTTTAATTTCACCTCTAACACCACTTAATAATAATTTAGTCGCTCTTGGATCAGATATAATCCTAGAAAATGCATATGGTAAACCTAAAACAATAGTTGCCACGGGAAGAACACTTTCACCCGAAGCTGCACCAATTGTTAAAGCTCCAAGTTGAGTTATAGCTCCAGCTTGTTTTAATTGTATAAAAACAGTTCCAGCACCTTTTCCAGTTATACCTGGTGGCTTAACTGCACCTTCAACAAATCTAGCAGCGTTAGAATATTCTCTTAAATTTTTAATTTGTGTTTTAGTTAATAAATTTGAATTGTCTAATAAATTTTTATTTTTTTCTAAAAATCTAAACATACCTTTAGAATCTAAAATTGTATAATTATCAACATCTTTTAAACCAGCTTCTGAAAATTCTTTAAAAAATTGTGCTCGCACTGAATCCTTTATAATTTCAGCTCTTGGAACAGCAGGAACTAATTTTCCACCAATTTTAACTTTAGTATCTAACATATCAAAAAAAGCATTAGTCACAGACGCATCATTAGCTTGTACTATTTTTTTATAAAGTGCCTCATGACCAGAAGGTGAATCAAGAAACTTTGCAATTAAATTTTTTGTAAACAGTTCTCTATTTACCGTATTTAGAGAATCAGCTGTTTGTCTTATAGTATTAAATGTTGCACCTAATGCTCCACCAACACCAGCAGGTATAGGAGTTTGATTTAACAAAGCTTCAACTCTTTTATATGCCTCTGCATAAAAAGTTTTTAAATATGGATTAGGATTATTTCTTACAACTGTATTCAAATATTGTCGTAAGTCTAATAATCTTTTAGCTGATATATTACCAGTTGCACTATTTAAATAAGCACCTACTTGATCTAATACTCCAGATATTTCTGGTGGCACTCCAGTGGTTGCTTTTTTCGGATCTCTTGGAAATTTTTGTGCTAGTGCGATTCTTTCTTCATCTATGAATTGTCTTAAACCAGTTTCTGCTTTTACAACTCCTTTACCTCCATCTGCTCGTACTAGATTAGAATTAAAGGTTTTAAGTTTACCAGCTGCGTCGTAAGGTGCACCTTTACCAGTGACATTATAGATTTCTGCTGGTCCTAATTCTTCAACAGCTTTTGCTAGTTGATTATTTGCTTTGGCTCTTATGCCATCGAATAAACCTTTACTATCTGTTAGATATTTATTTAATATGGCACCTATGCCAACTGTTGGCGGAATATTCGCAGCCTTTAAGGCAGCTAAATTTCCCTCTACCATTGTCTCAAAATTTTCTTGTAGCATGGTTCTTCCTAATAATTGACCCTCTCTTATAGCGCCTCCTGTTAAAGATGATGCAGATATATTTTGTAAAAAATCAATTGTGCTATTTTCAAACATTTGTCCTGCTGTAATACCAGGACCCGTTCTAGGAAAAAATCCTGTTGGATCATCTAATTTTGCTAACAGCTCTGGACTTCTAGTTTTTACTCTTTCATATATTTTTTTAAGTTGTGCTTGTCCTTGCTTAGATTTATCTGTTAATATTTTTAATTGGAATTCAGTTAACGAATCGTCAAAAGCTGCATCCGTTGGTTTACTTAATTTAGCAATCTCATCAGCATTTAAACCTTTTGTGTTAACATCTCTTATAGCTTGTAAAAATCTTTTTTCTTTTTGAAAAGTAGCAAATGCCTGTTTACTGTTAGTTATTCCATTTAATTTAACATTTTTTACTTTATTATATATTTTAGCTAATCCACCTGCTAATCCGAATCCGGCTAATTCACCAAGTCCACCTTGTAATGCTCCTCTAGTAACTTCTCTAACTATATCTTCTCTTGGATCAAATACTTGAGATAAAGCTGCACCTGAAGCACCCCCTGCAGCCGCACCAGCAGTCCCCGTTCCTACTCTTGCAACAGTTCTTGATTTAGCAATACCATCAACAGTCTTCTGTGAGATATTTAATAAAGGTCTAGAAAACCTAGCTACTCTTGATAATAATATTGGAATACCTGCAACAGGAAAAGCAGCACCCGCAATACCACCAGCAATAGATAATCCGACCTCTGTCACCAATCTTCCAAAACTAGGTGAGTTTAAATAAGACTCTGTATTTTTGTTATACTTACCAAAATCTGCTTCAGACATGACATCCATCGGAGAGATATCAAATTGAGCTTCTCCATCTAAAACGGGATTACCAGTTTTTGTTTGTCCTTGATCTCTTCTTTTAAAAAATAAATCAATGGCCAGTTGTTCTCTGTTATCTGGCTCATCCCCTTTAATTTTAAATTTTTGATCCTTTACAATTATTTCACCCATATTAATTCATAGAGATGTCTATTGCATCTCCCTCCTTTTTATAAGTCACCGATTGCTTATATTTGTTTTCAATATTTTGCGTAATGCCTTTTGCTTGCATAGTTAGATAAGCTGATTCCATATCCATACCAGCATCTGTCGCTAATGCAATCGCTGTGTTAGCATATTCTTTAAGTGCTTCCATCTTTGCATCAAATGCAACTACTGTATCTCCTGTTGTGGGCATAAAACTTTCAACTCTTTTAAATTCTTGGTCGGAAACTGCTGCTCCAGAAATAGCCTTTAAGAAGAAGGATTTAGTTTGTTCTAATTGTGCTGCCATTTTAGCATAATCTTTTGCTCCCTTAGAGCCAAAAACTTGCCCAACTGTATAGTATGTTCTTGATGGTATTGAACCTAATCCAACAGGTTTTCCTAAGTCTTTGTAAATTCTATCAGCGCTATTCAAAACAGATAACGTAGATTTATTTTCTCTTAAAGCTTTCATTTGACCTTCAGTAGGTTTACTTTTAATCTGAAACTCACCTGTGCTTTCTTCTATTTGTGCAACTGTGCCTGGTGGTAAACCTCTTGCTTTTACCTCTTCTTTGGTCATAGTTCTAAAACTTTTTTTCTTCTTAGGTCTAATTTTAGCTAACTGCACTGCAGTTGCAGGTAAACTTGTTACACCTTTTGCAATATCCCCCACTGCACCTGCAAATAAACTTTGTCCTGGTTTTCTCACACCACCTAATAAAGATGATGCTAATTGCATACCCATGATTGCTCTTTCTTGCTCTGGACTGAAAATCATATTATCATTAATGCTATCTTCTTGAACTTCGCCACCTTCTTGAAATTTTTTAATATTAGCTAAACCACCTATTTTTAATTTTTTAGGTTTCATTGAGTCCAGATATTTTTTTCTAAACAATGGTCGAAGTAAAGTTTTCTCCATCTTTAACTCCTTGGTCTTGTAAATTGATAAGCTGAGTAAGCACCAAGACCTGTACCTAATGCTGTAGATAACGGATTAGATCCGGGAGCCGTGGTTGCTGTAATTGAACTTTGTGTTGTAGGTAAATTTGTCATGATACCTTTTAAAAACTCAAGTCTTTGGAAAGGCTCAAACTGTCTTTGTAATTGTGTTTGTCTTTGTGCTTCAAGAGTTTGTTGACCAAGACCTCTCTGTACTGCACCTGCTTGTAATTGGCTTTGTATATCAGCTAAACCCATTTGCTGTTGTTGAGCACCCATTGCTCCTAATAATTGACCTGCTTGTAATTGTCTTTGTCTTTCACCTTGTGCAGCAGCTAATGCAGTTTGAAAACCTTGCGCTCTTTGTTGACCAATTAAATTTTGTCTGTTTCTTTCTATCTCCGCTTGAGCTATGCCTTGTCTGCCACCACCAAAAGCCCCAGATCTTACAGCTTGTGCTGACAATTGATTTGTTGCCATTTGCGCTTGTCTAGTAATCTCATCTGTTACATAACTTTCAAACGGATTAAAAAAAGAAGATATGTTTGGAGCTTGTTGAGCTTGTAATACAGATCCTATTCCTGCTGTAGTTGTTGCTTGACCTACTCCTGTTTGTCCCGCTTGAGTAAAAGCAGCTTGTTCTAGAGGTGTTGCAGGTGCAACTTGTAATGCTGGTAATGCTACAGGTTGAGCTGCTAAAGCAGCCGCTTGATCATACAATGCAAGTTTTCTTGACTCTACCGCTGGAGCTTCTCTAGCTATATTAACCTGTGTGCCCGAAGTTGATGCTGGCGCACCGCCTCCTCCTCCTCCAGAACCTCCAAAAATAAAACTCATTTAAACTCCTTTGTATATAAATATCTTTTTACTTGCCAGCCCATAGTTTTCAAAAAAGGTTGCCATCCTGGTCTAGCGTGAACAGCAATCTTTTTGCAATCATTTTGTATTGCAAAATTTTCAATCATCTCTGCAGCTTCTTTCTGCCACAAATCTCTTTTTACACCTCTAAGCAAAATTACTTCTGCTTGTTTATAATTTGGTAATTGAGTAACTCTTGTTACAAATACACCAAAAACTTTATAGCTTTCACCATCGTCAGAACCAAACATCATAAACAATTGATTCTCACCTTTGAGGATTGTATCTTTAAGATGTCCAATTGACATTGGATACCCATCATACTTTAAACCCTCTTTAAGCATAAACTCAACTAGTGACCAATATTTTTGTACAGCTTTAGGTTCAACGTGTAATACGTTTACCTCTTTTGCTATTTTAATTGGTCTTGCTACCATTTAACAAATCATAAACTCTTTTAAATCTTTTTTGTTGATCATAAAAGAATTCAGCTCCCTTTGATCTCATGCTTTTTTCGCTACCTGGACTTGCACCAGCTATAATACCTGCCCCTAAAACTGCATCCGCTCTTGATACAAACTCTCCATCAGCTAATTGTGCTAACATAGTATCTTCATCTTTATCACCGTTTCCAGAGCCATCCTCAACATAGCCCTTTGCTCTTACATAATTATTATGATCTTTTTCATTATGATCTGTTTTTGAAGGTAAATAATTTATTCCTCCTTCATTAAATTTTTTAATTTCTGCTAGACCACCCTGTGCTGCATATAAAGTTTCATCACCAACAACCTCATCAATGGATACCTGACCTGTCACTGGCTCAAAACCAGATTTAAGTTTTGCAGTTTGTTTTTTATATTCTCTAGTATAATCTTCTTCAGTAAAAGGTGGTTTAACTGGTTCCTCTCCAGAGTCCATTAAACCTAATGCTGTACCACCTAAAAATATTTGTTGACCTGGACTTAAACCTAAAATACCAGAACCCTTCATAGCAGCTTTAGCTTCAGCACCTTTTAAGCCTGCTAACTCAGCCTCTTTAGCTGTAAGACTTTTTTCACCTATAATTTTTTGTAAAATATTTTTATCAGCTGCTGATTGACCTTGACCAAAACCTAATGAACTAAAAGGTGACATTGATCCTCCCGGACCTGTAAAAGCCCCTACATTACCAAACTTACCTAAACCATAAGACGCACCGCCTATTATAGCTGCATCTCTTAAGGCTCTTTTAGTTGATTTACCTCGTAATTTTTGTACGCCAAATGTGGCTAATGCTAGTGTAAATGGATCCATAATTTATTTCTCTCGTTTAACCTACATTTTACAAGAGTTATAGCCATCAATCAAGATTACAACAATTTTACTTTTTAGTGAATTCTTGCATTAATCTGCCAGTGTAAGCATATTCTCCAATATGCATCAGCTCCTCATCTACAATGACGTGAACCTTTTCACCCATCTCATTCCACAATCTACAGAACCCAAAATCCTCACCAGAATAAGTTTTCGTTTTAGGGCAGTAATATGTGTCAAAAAAATTAAAGTAATTTGGCCTATCAATAACTTGCCCATTTATAAAAGTTTGTTGTTTTATATAAAGATCTGGGTATGCTTTTATCATTTTTTCAAAGGCACTTCTCTTAATCATCATGCATCCAGTTGGTGCCTTGTTAACAGTAACAAATCCTTTATCTACATTAATATTATTAGCATCGTGCAATTCAACAGGAAACACTAATCCTTTTGTATTAGGATCATCATCTGGTCTTTTATTATCATCTTTTCTGAATTTGTTAGGATCTTGTGTTTTCATAGGATATGCAATGCAAGCTACCTCATGATCACATTCAAATAATCTGTATATACCTCTCACTCCAAAAGCTATATCTGAATCTATAAAACATAATTGATTTGCATCGCTTTCTAAAAAAGCAGAAACAATTAAATTTCTTCCTTGTGTCACTAGACTACTCTTCATGAGTTGAAAGGTAATATTAATACCATTAAGCAAACACTCTTTTTGTAAATCTAAACATGATTTCATATAGTGTAGGCTGACATCCGAATGTATGGGCGTGCCTATAAATAAACCCTCTGATTTTTTAAGCTCTTTTAATTTTTGTTGTTTTCTATCTTCTTTTAAGTTTTTTGTCTTTTTTCTTTTCATAAATTGCACCTTTCAAGAATCTGTTCCATGAATGTCTTATATGATTCCAGTCATAGAATCTTTTATAATATTGTTGTTGAAATATCAAACTAGAACTTAAATCCACATTTTCAAATATTTCTTTTGTTTGTAAAATAGATTGAACTAAAAGCTCAACCAGTTTTTCTTTATCATCTGTATAATTTATATAAACAGGAAACTCTGCACATGTTTCAAATAATGCGCCATAATTAGTTGTTATTAACATTAAACCTGCAGCTAAAGATTCAACAGCTGAAATACAGAATGTTTCTTCCCAAGTTGAGGGATGAATATTAACGTCATAATTATGTAATAAGGCCATTAGCTGTTTATGGGGAACGTATCCTCTATAATTAACATTCTTTAATTTTTTTGCCTTATCATAAAGTGCTATATAATTTTTATCATTCTCTCTTTGAAAGTCATCACCATAAATGATTGTACTAGAGTAAACATCGAGTATGACGTCTTTTGTTTCCTCCAATCTTTTCATAGCTTCTAAAGCTACGTCTAAACCTCTCCAAGGAGTAGACATGTAAACCAACTTTAAAGGTTTTTTATATTTAAATTTTTTTTTAATTTTTAACTCAGAGTAATCAATACCATTTTTTATTACTAAGCTTTTATGAGTAGGAATGTTAAAATACATTCTATATTTTTCGTAACTCCAATTTGAATTAAATACATACCAATCATATCTGTCATGGTTTTTAGGTTCTCTAAACCAATCAAATAAGTTAGGTTGATTGTAATTATTTTTTAACCAAATTATATTAGACCTTAATGGATGTAATGGATCTTTTTCTGGAACTGATGTTGTTATCTGAACATTATCTAAAAGCACATGAGCTCCAAACTTTTTTAAATATTCAAGTTGGATTTCTGTGCCTCCAGCTGGTTGCATTAGTCCTTTGTTTTACTCTCTGTAGTAAGAGAAGCTACTGTTATCTCAACATGTTGTGAAAAGTCATCATTAGTTGTATCAGTATTTGGATCAGCAACATCTGCATCAAACTCAGCTTTTGTGTTATATTTTTTTCCCGATCTTTTGTGTTTAATAATCTCTACTGCTTTAGCTGGTAAAACTGGTATATCACTCATAATTATCTCCCTTGGCCTCGTGAACGTTTGCGTCTAGGAATACGTTTGCTATAACTCTTTGCATGTCTACCAGGACGCTTTCTTTTTGTTTTCTTAACATATGTGTTAACCCCAAACAAGGGTTTCTTTTTAGCCATAGTTATACTTTAACGCAACCGTGTGTCTTGTTAAAGTCCTACACGAAGTAGCTCTATGATAAATATCTCCTTTGAAAATTACTATTCTTCCTGGCATGGGTAATATACCATTTATACTAGCTCCATAAAAAAATTCAGTAAAACCTAATTCATTTAAATCTTTATAAGCTAATGATGAATAATATAAAACTGTGTATATTGCGTCTGAGTCTTGATGAAAATATGGTTTATCTTCTGGAACAAACTTATTAATGTAGGCCCTTTTAAGTTTTAATGATTTTAGTTTTTCAAACTCTTGGCCTTTAAGATCTTGTTGTATTAATTGTAGTATTTCTTCTTTTGGTATTCCATCTTCATCTACATCTAAACTTAATTCACAGGTTTGACCTGTAGGTGGTAAAGCAGGATGGTCTCTTTCACCACTAATAAACTTTTTTTTAAGTATAAGACTCTCTATTCTTTTTTCATTGTTAGGATGAATTTTATTATCGTAAACGTGTAGCATTAACCGTTTTCTTGTGATCTATCAATTAAAGCGTAACTTATTGCACCTTGTATTGTGTTACTGCCTGTAGCAGCTGTCACTGTAACTGAGTCACCCGCCTCTAAGTTTAATCCCTGTGCAGATGCATTTACCTGTGATTTTGCTGGGACGTCATCTCTAAAAAATTCGTACTCAGCACTTGAATCAGAAGAATCAACTAAATTCATGTTGACCAAAATAGCTGACGAAGCATCGTTGTTTGCAACATAAATACTTTTAATAATTATAGTAGCATTAGTAGGGCATGTGAGAACTGTAGTTTTACCTGTGCTTGATTGTTTATATCCTTGATTTTTATATTGTATACTCATGATAAAAAATAGTTAAAAGCGTCCTGTTCATTTTTTAAATCTTGTTGATATGAAAAATTTAATTGCTGTTGTGTGGTACTAATAGCTTCAATTATTTGTCTTTGATTTGATACATCATAAGTATCTTTAGGTTCTGGTATGTAACTAATTATTTTTGCCATATCCCGTTCCTTCCTCTCTATTTTTCCATCTGCCATTCCAGCCGTAAACATTCATTTTACTACCATAATGTTCAAAAAATCTAAAGTAAATATCCTTTATCTTCTTTAGAATCATTCTAAACTGATCGATCGTGTCCGGTATCGTTCTCATCTTTTTTCTTATCTTGTTCTATTTTGTTTTTATAAAAGAGTTTTAAAAAAGCTTTATACGCTCCTCCTCCTTGATAATCATGTTCAGCTTTTAGTTTAGCCTCTTCTAATTTTCCAAGTTTTATTTTTTGTTTAATGGCCATGTTCCGTAAGATCCTACAATTCTAGGAGTTATGCCTATACCTCTGTGTATTGTGTTTTTTGGTATAAACAATAAATCCCCTTTAACCATATTATATTCCTTATTATTAATTAAGTAAACTGTTTTTCCATATAAACCAAATATACAAACATCTTCAAAATCAGCATGAGCTATACTTCTTCCGCCACTACAAAAACTAAAGAAAATATCTATTGATGAATTTTTTTGCCCATTTGCGTTATGCACTCTTTCTAAATTATTCCATATGTTATGAAAGAAAGGATGTACATGCGCTCCTTTAAGTTGGAAACAAGACTCCAATATTTTTTCATACATATGATTGCTTGAAATAACAGAATTATCGTTAACAGTATCTATGACTTCAGCTAACAAATTAAAATCAAAATCATCTGATTTAATGTAGCCTTTGTAAAGACGTACTTTATCTTCTACCATCTTGTTTTGAGTCAAACCTAAATAAGCCATAACGCCAGTTGTTAGATACCTGTGTAGCAGAAATTTCTATGCTTGCCAACCTACTTCTTGCTCTTGTATTAACTTGATCAGTGCTATTGCTGATTGTAAAAGGCCCTAATGGCGATGAAGCATTAGTATCATTAGGGAATCGTCTTAAATTTATTGTTACATTACAAGTGCTATTTAAATATTTAAAGTCTGGAATAAATCTAGACATACTAATAAAATATTCTCCATCACCATCAACATCTAAATCAAAATCTCCAGAACTTATAGATGATGATATGGCAGAAGTTACAGTGCCAGTAGTAAAAGATCTAACTTGATTCGTTCCTGTTTCATGTTCATACAATACAGTGGATCCAGCAGTCACTCCATTTATTGTAGGAAAATTTGGAGTTCTGCTTTCTAAAAATTCTGTTGCTAATGGTAAAGTTGTTACTCCTGCTGATATCCATGAAGTTCTTGCTAAAGATCCAGTGGTCCAAACATTTTCTGCGTAATTATAAGTTACAACTCTATCTACTTGAGAAGATCCGGATTTAGGATAAAACCATGAAACTTCTTGAAATAAACTATTATGTCCAGCGTAAATTAAATCACCACCAGATTCTATGTTAATACCCAGATCTCCAGATTGGGTGTCGAAAACAAAATCTTCTACAGAACAAGGTAATGATTTAACAGTACCATCAAATACATAAAAACCTCCACTGTTAGCCATCCAGAATACAGCTCCGTTTGAATACACAATCGCATTCATGCTCATAAGTCCACAATCAGAGCCAACCTGTTTTATAGAAAAAGTAAAAGGAGGACCTACGAACTGCATTATGTATGCTGCTCTATCTGTTAAAATTAATGTATAATCTTTAGCTTGGACACCTCCAATTATTTGCGTTCCTTGATCTAATTGAAAAGTTCCAGCTGTGTTAGTAGATGTTGGTGCATAAGTATTTCTATCCTCTTGGCTAGAAAATCTTATAAACATTTTATCTTGTGTGCTAACACTGCCAATTGTAGTTTCTGTGCCTAAAAATATTAGATGCCTATCTCTATCTGAAACCAATGTCTTTACTGTGGATGTTGGGGCATTTGTGATTATTGTGGCTCTTGTGGATAATGCAAGTGTAACTGACGGATCCCAATTAAATGATTTACCATCTTTTATCGTGCCAATTAGTATTTGTCCAAAATTATCTAAAGACCATTGGCCTGGACTTAAATTCACTTCCGAAGCTGAGCTAGGTTCATTCCATGCCATAAAATTAGTTGTGTCTCTGACTAAGGTGCTAGTGCTGTGTGCAGACCTAGTAGACCCTTCAGCGCCTCTAGTTATATTTTGTAAATCATTTCCAGCTTTAGCAGTGTAAGATATTAATTCATCACCAACTTGTATTGTTCCAGCGCTAGGAAAAGCTGTGGCGTCTGTAAGAGTAACAGAGGTTCCAGACCCTCCTGTTCCAGCAGTATCATCTTGTAACAGACCGTTAAGAGTGTTTGTTACAGCAGTATTAATTCGTCCTCCATACGTTCCAGTACCCCAACCGTATGCGGGTGTTTGAAAACTTGGACCAATAAATATATAAGGTTGAATGGTCACACTACCAGCTGATGACATGCCTGTGCCACTTTCATTGGAAAGCATTGTAATTTGAAAAGAATCAGATTGTGAGTTTGAAATTTCAAAAGTGTTAGTAGTAAAATCTGAAGCTGTGTAACCAGTGGCTCCTCCACCAGGTAATGTAACACTAGAAAAAATAACTAATCTTCCATCCTCTAAATTATGTGAAGCTTTGTTAATAGTAACAGTAGCAGATCCATTGGACGACGAAAAAGTTGCACTAGTTATAGAAGTGTCTAAAGGAGTAATATCATAAAATTTACCACCAGTTTCTAGTCCTAAAATTTTACTTGTTCCAATGGCTACATACTTTACACCATTAAGATCACTGAAAGAGTGGATTTGTCTACCCACTCCTGCTAATTCACTAGTAGTTCTTTGTGACCATCCGCCAATCTTTTCTGGACTTCCGTATCTAAAACGAACATTATCTCCATCTTGCCATTGACCCTCTGCTTGAGTGGCAGTGGCTTGTTTATTAAATCCTGGTGCAAATGGTATTTTTCTTAATGTCATGTCGCCATTATATCACACGAAAGGTGGACCCCAAAACCACATAGCAAGGGATATTCTTTCACCCTCTGTTACAGGTTCAACCTTATGTGCTAGAAAACTTGGAAATACAATCATGTATCCTGGCTTCATTTCTGGAACTTCATAATGAGTTCTACCCACTATTTTTAATTCACCTCCCTTATAAGATTGTTCACTTAAATTAATTAAAGCTGTAAGTTTTAAGTCGCTTTGCTCTACAAGGTTTCCATCAATGTGCCAATCATAAGTACCTTCACGTTCTGCGTTATAAACATTGTAATTAAATACTCCATCGTACATATGTGGATTACCATAGATATTAAAACCAAACACCTTCCTATTAGCTTCATCTACCATCTGAAAAATTCTGTACAACTTATCTTTATATTTAGATTGTAAAAATTTATTTTTATTAATATAAAATACATTAGCTGTTTTTGTTACACCAACTGCTTTTCTATCAATACCTTTTTGAAAATATTTTTTACACTCTTTGTTAAAGTCTTTTATTTCTGTTGTTTCAAAAACTTTCCACCAATAATAAACATCTTTCATGGAACTAAATTAAAATCAAAAGCTAAAATTCTTTTAGGTTTTTTACTTTTGTTAGGGGAGGTATAATGAGTAAGGAAAGCTGGAACAGCTAGTATTTGGCCCTCATAAACATCAGAGGAACACATCATGCTTTTATCATCCATGGCATTAGGAAAAGGACAAACAAAGTATGTGGGGCTATGTTCCTCTCGTATATAATCTAAATATAAAACGCCATTAAAACCAAGATGTCCATGATTATGTGGATTATGAAATTCATTCTCCTTATAAGTTACAGTCCATACGTCTTTAATATGTACTCTCATTTTTGTTTCTTTTTGCATTTGAATTACTTCAGGATCAAACATTTCACAAAATTCAGGTAAAAGTCCAGATCTAGGTAAATGTTTGTTAGTGTGAAAAAACTCTTTTGACTCCTCTGGATAATTATCTAATAATTTTAAAAGATTCTTTTTTTTATTATCCCAGTCAATAATATTTATATTAATACAGTTAATTTCAAAAATATTACTTATCATGTATGCTTTGTAAAAATTTATATAGTGATGGGACTTTTTTTACATTCTTTGCCCAAATATCTTTTTTCATAGATAATCTATCTCCAATTGCTTTATAACCCATTAATAACATATCTGTCTCAGATTGTAAATTTTCATATTGTATTGATACAATATCTGTAGGAGCGAAATTCATACCGGCACATATATAATGTAATCCTGAAATCTCTTCCCAAGCAAAATCGAAATATTTATCGTAGGCTATTTTTTCAAGCCCTCCAGGTATTGCTGGTATTAAGTCTACTAATTTACTGCTCCATTCTTTAGATGCATTTGCTCTCCAATAAGGCGTGTCGTGTCTCTTTGAAAGTGCATAATGTAATGCAACAAAATTAGCAAAGTTTTTAAATCTGTTTTTACTAGCTGCAGTAAAGCAGTCTTTATCAAATTGTGTTAATGTTTCTTTCTTAAGAGCTCTGCACAAATGATATAAAAATTCATGCACAGAATATAATCCATTACTTTCTAATGGCTCAATAAATCCAGCAGCTAAACCTATAGCACAAACATTTTTAACCCAAAGTCTTCTATGTATGCCCACACGCATATTTATTTTTCTAAACTCTGCTTCATTTGATCTTGGTCCTAAATATTTTTTAAATTCTTTTAATGCTGTTTCATCATCTACAAATTTACTTGAAAAAACATATCCTGTACCTAATCTAGACCATAAAGGAATATTCCATATCCAACCATTATTGTAAGCCGTACAATTTGTGTAGCTTACTAATTCTTTCTTTTTATTTTTATACTTTAATCTTGTAGCCCATGCGGAATCATTAGGTAATAAATCATTATAACTTTCAAAAGGTTCCTTCATCGTATCTCCTAATAATCTTGATCTGAAACCAGTACAGTCAATAAACAAATCAGCTTTGTGTTTACCGTTGAGAGATACTATTCCGTTTTCATTTCTCTCTATATCCTTAATCTCTTCTTTAATGTGCTTTACACCATTGGGTATACATATATGGTCTCTTAACCATAAACCAAATTTAGTAGCATCAAAATGAAAAGCTGTATCTCTACTAAAAGAAAAAGGTAAACCATCGATAGAAAGGTCAGTGCATTTATTAGCATTCACTAGAGCCATTTGTGGTGACATACAATCTGCAAAATCACTAGTAGATAATTTAGGATTAGCTGCTTTTTTAAACCACCAATCATTCCACAGCGCATGATTACCAGTTAAATCACCTTGACCAAACGGATAATGAAATGCTTCGCCTTTCTCACTAAAGTCAGTAAATTTTATTGATAATTTTATTGATGCATCTGTATAAGGTATAAACTCTCTATCCTTTAAACCAATCAAAGCGCACCATTGTCTAAGTTGTCCAATCGTGCTTTCTCCAACACCAACTGTACTTATATTTGGTGACTCAATTAATGTTATTTTTTTTTCTGGAAAAACTTTTGATAGAGTAGCTGCACTCATCCATCCAGCTGAGCCTCCTCCTACTATTGTAATATTTTTAATTTTACCAAAACCTATTCCCATTCAATCCATCCTGTCAGTAAGTATTTCGTGCCCTTCAAGGGTGGATTACCTCTATGAGCATGAGTGTATCCGGCTGGAAATATAACTAAAGTATTTTCTACAGGTTTTACTCTTGTGCTTTGATATAAAAATTCTGTTTCACCCCCCTCTTCTAAAGTATTTAAAAATAGTGAAAACACAGCTATTCTATCTCTCCATTCTTTATGTCCAGCTTCTGGATGCCAAACATGATAACCTTCACAAGGTTCAGTCTTTTGTATCTTCATATCATAGATTCTGTGTCTAGAAATAGTTTGCAGAACCTCATATTGTTGAGCATACCATTTCCAATGCTTATTAAAAAATATATCAAAAAATCTTTTTTCTGTAGGATGACATTTTAATTCCTCAAAGACTCCTTGCGTAATACCACTAACAACTCCAATAGCTTTGTCCTTTTTTTGTAGAGGGTCAGTATCTTCATTAGATCTATCCCAAAACAAACCCATGTCAATTGCTGTATCCAACATTTTTTTATATCTATCTATCATATCTATTGGAAAGGCATTAGTTATAACAGCTATATGATCTTTTAAAAAATAATCACTCTTTTTAATCATTGTACATATCTCCTTAAAAATGTATCAGTTAGTTTTGTATTACCAGCTACTGATGTTCTAATAACATCAGAGTCAAATTTTTGCACGCTGTGTTGTAGCCAAGATGGGAATATTACCATATCTCCAGCCTTTGGCTTTACTTGATATTGATTAGCGTTTAAAAAATTTCTATCGCCATAATAAAATGAAACAACACCAGGCGAATATCTATTACCAACTTTTGGCTCAGAGTAAATTTCTTCTGGAACATCAACATAGATCACCCATGATATATCACAATTTTCATGTAAATGAATTGGATTGTACTCCCCCTTTTTTTGATAATTTACCCAAGCACTTACTAATTGATGTAAAGGTCTATGGGTGTATCTAGGTTGTCTTACTTCGTTATAACCTTTCAAATAAAAATCAATATGTGGTTTTAAATACTTTTCTATTTTGGTATGATCAGTAAACAGCAGTTCTTTTTCAATTTCACCAGCTAAATTTTTAACGTGACTTTGTTTTAATTTTTTAGCCTCTGTTTCCAAATAATTTATGAATTCGTCCTCCACTTGCATATGAACTAACCATGGCCCCCAATTTGCGTATTTGACTGTTCTCATCTGTATCTATCTCCTAAATACCATAAAACTAAAGATTGTCGAAGTCCTTTTTTTATGGGAGTAACCCGATGTCTAACAAAACTAGGAAATATAATAAGAGTTCCTATTGATCTATCCTGAGCTGTGTTTAAAGTGTTAATTTTCTTGTCAATGGCTAATGATTCAGAGAAAGGGTTTTCTAATTCAAGGTTTCCACCTTCATAATCTTCGCTCTCTGATAATTGTACAGATACAGATAATTTTCTAATTCTATTTGTAAAATTAGGATTAGGATTTTGTTCTATTGTATATGGATTTAAAGCTTGGTCTACATGCCAATCAAAATGGCCATTTTTACCATACTTAAGGTATTCTAAATTTTCAACCCAATGTAAATCAAAGTTCCAATGTTTTTTATTAACATTTTCAACAATCGCTCCTACCTCTCTATATATCCAGTCACAAGTAAAACTTATGCGTTTTGCATCTCTTATTTTTTTAGTAGTTTGTTTTGTATTTCCTAAATGATAATCTATTTGAGCTTGCTGTTCTTTATCACTATGGAATTTAGTTTGTTCAATAATTTTCTGACAGGTAAGTTTAGAAAAAGCTTTTGGAATTGTTAGATATAAGTAAGGATATAGCATCCTAACTTATAACTGATTTTATATGTTTTTCCAAGTAGATGTAGCTGGATCCCAATATTGTGTATAGTTTTGGTCTCCATCAACTAAGCTAGGATCTTTTAACCATCTTAAATTTGGTTCATCCCATTTATAATCCATACATTTTTCAACATCTGGGTCTGGGTATGCTGGTTCAGGAGTAGGTGCCTCCCATTGATAATTTGAGGTATTTAAAGTCCAAGAAGCATATGGACCTGTTTCTGCTCTAAAACAATTATTAGATGAGTCCCAAATAAATCCTTTAGATGGAAAATTGTATCTAGTAGATGAAGTGCCATCAGCTGTTTTAAAACATTCTGCAAAATTTTGAGTGTTGCCGTAAATATCTTTACAGATAGCTATACCATCAGCTTCAGATGCTCCATCTGCTGTTTCGATAACCATGACTCTTTCAACTTTATTATCTGAAGAATCGTATTGTGCAAAATATCTTGTTTCCATTATCCAGTGTAAGTCCCCGATGAGTTAAAAGTATGGATTGTGTCCGTACCAGATGTTGTTGTAGAGTTTCCTCCACTTGCCGTATCTGATGCAGCTGTTTCTCTTCTTATAATAACAACTCCATTACCACCGGATGCGCCTCCTCGGTTTGTCGTACCGATTCCGCCACCGCCACCGCCACCGCCTTGGCCGTCAGTTCCAGTAGTTGGATTTTGAGATGTTCCGCCACCTCGGCCTCCGCCTCCAGCTCCAGCAGTTGTTGATCCAGCTCCGTGGTGAGCATTTCCTCCGCCCCCACCTCCGCCGTATTGAACAGAAGATCCAGAAACATTTGATGCTGCTCCGTCTCCACCGCCCGCTTCAGTAGTTGCAGATCCTGATTGGCCA